ATGGAAAAGAAAAGTAAATATGACCGTGAGTCTGCAGCTTTGAAAAATTCACGTAAAAAGGGTGGATCCAGGAAACGTTCAAGCCGTTCAACTAAACGAGGATCAAGTAGAAGAAGTAAATGGTAAGTTGGTAGGCTACATTGGTAAGTTACATTGGTAAGTTACATTGGTAAGTTACATTGGTATCACTTCCATTCCATTTCATTTTGTTTCATTTATACAACATTCTTTCATTAGTCAAAATAATGTTGTATAAATATATAAATGCAGGAACTGCTGAATAACGTACATCGCAAGATTATGAACATTAATACATTTATCTATCCTCGTGTATCAGACAATCAGGAAGATTTGAATGGTATTCTCCATGAAAAAGACCAAATGACATGTTCAGTGTATCTTACATGTGATAATGGATACAAACTTAAAAAATACGTTATTGATTTTGTTAATTCATTGTGTAACAAATTACAAACAGGAATGGAGAGTGGAGTTAGTATGTTTAAACACAGTGATGCTCAAACCAATGATGAGGTTGTTACTTTGTTTAAACAAATGAAATCAGCAAAACATAATCTGGATAACATATACAGACAATTTGAGGAACAACGTTCCAAAACGATTACAACAATGATTGATTGTTTTGTATCCGTTAAACATGTCACAATGGAAGTTGTTCAGGGATTAATCATAAATGTTAATCCATCAACAAAAGAGATAGATGTTAGATTTACTTTTAATAATAAAGTTCAACTTGTTCGTGTATCATTCAGGGAAGTATGTATAAGTGGTAACAATGAAATGCCTCCATCTTCTGCAAAGGGTTGCCAAAATGTACAACCAATGACTACAATGCAAGATACTCCAGATGTTCCAGAACCACAAAGTGGTGGATCCAAAGTTAGTGATCCAGATTTGGTTATATGTGAATAAATCAACGATATAACATTTTTATCTACAAACATCAACAATTGAACGTATCTCACCACTTTTATATTTACGATATAATCTGTATGCAGTTATCAACCATAGTGAAATCGTAACAATGTATATGATTGAACTAAAGTTATTATAATTTTTATTAAAATCATATACAGGTGATATGATACGATATGTGATGCAATCATTCACATCACATACTGTACCCGTCATAGTTTCTCTTATTTTATGTTCCATAATAGTTAATGCACATGTGTTATTATTAACGACCCAATGTAATATGATAAATGGGACGATTATAAAATGCATAGTCAATAGATAATTACTTCCAAAAAATGGAACCAACAAAATAAACAACATCAACAAAATATGTATTGCTAAAATAACATATAACAAAAGACAACTCATTTATATTTATATGACGACTTAATTTTTCATTGGAATAAAAATACCACCATTCATATATTTGATATTTGCCATTTGGTTACCTCCACCCATAATAGGTGGAACATCACATGAAACAATCACTTGGTTTTTTTGTATATTGCACATTATAATATAAATTAAAATAGCTAACACAATGAAATACATAAATGTCTTCCTTTTTATTCTACATGTTTTCTTATCACATATCAAGTCAGGATAATAGAAACATGTTATACAAACAATGATTGCATATAAAATTAATGCACTATATGTAGCTTTTTTATTCATAATACATATATTGCAGATATTTAATATTAATTACGATATTATGAGGGTGTTGGTTGCTATGTTAGCTATTAGCTATTTATGGTTAATCTACATGGATTTCTCACACAGTAACATCATATCACTTCATCCTGATATATTATCTTCACGTTTTTTAATTAGTTCCTTCATAATCAAATCATCTCTAACGACATCATCTTCCATACTACTAAAATTGTAGAAATTATTACGCTTTCCACTACCCTTAACATCATACAAAACACCAACAATAAATATTTCTGCTATCTCAGCATTTTTCTTATCATGAACATGTTGACGTTTAATAACAAAACTAACCTTAACAAGAAGTTGATCTGGAGTGTTTCCCTTTTGGATAATAATGTAGATATCATATTTAAGTTCCTTTTCAGTTACATATTTAGCAGCGTGATCTATCTTTATTAAATGGATAGGTGCTTTTTGTTTCGTATCGTCGTATAGTGAATTAGGAAGACCAAGTCGTTCCTGTTGTATATCCCAACCTGATTTAATCTCCTTTTGAGGCATAAAATCAAACCAACCATCATTTGACAGTTCTCCTTTAACTTCATTTGTGACGGTATCATTTGTTTTATCAATAAACAATTTAGCCAACTCTTCTATCTCGGTTGAATCAACTGATGCATTATCAACTTTAAGCATACCATCGTTGAATAGTACTTTTTTCTCTGTTAGAATGTTAAACGCATTCATCGTATCTCTGTAATCAGTGTGAAAATGAGTTTCAACAAAGTTTGTCTTTGCTCCATTTTCAAATATTTTATTCAATGTGTTATTCTTACGCTTATTACAATTTTTCTTTTGAGTAGTTGGGGTTGAAAATTTCTCAGCTTTCTGTTGCATTATGCAATATAAAACTAATCCAATAAAACACAACAACATTATATCAACTGAATCCATTATAAATAACTCACAGAAAATTATAATAGTTTATTGATATGGATAGATAAATGATGAGATTGGAAGGGTATACTATGGGAGATGATAGTAGAGATGTTGTGATGATATAAATTATAGAGGAGATATGTAAGATAGAAAAGGTGATAATATTACACATCTTAATAAAAAATAACGTTCTCCAAAATATATCCCACATTTATAGTTTACTCCCCAAGATATTCAAAATTTCTAAACATTTATATTGATATTCAATATTCTTTAGATACCCATCAATTGTATTTTTCATTTCTGTAACAAAAAATGTTGTGTAGTCAATGAAATATGGATATATATACTTTTTAAGGTCATTAATAAAGGTTGACTCCTTACTGAATGGATATGATTTATTTGTTATAAACCTATTTGTAAGTTCATCAAAAATTAGATTAATGTCTCCCTTGTTAAGGATTGCATTAACAACTTTGGATGGCATGGTTTCGATTATGAATTTATATATTCTATTAGGCCTACCAAGTAAAACCCCAACCACAATGTTTGTTATTTTGGTTTGTTCGTTATTATCTGGTTTATTATCACCTCTCTCTTCCACAAGTTTCTTTGTTATTAATTTTACAAGTAGGTGATACATATTAGTGAATATGAGTTGTTGTGTGATATGAACAATTATTTTATTCACATGATCTACTTGTACATTTGGTATGTCAGATTGCCAATCAAAATAATTCTTTACAAATGGATATAACACGAATTTATAGTAATCATGTATGTTATGTAATTTGTATATTTTGTCAGAGATTGATATATTTTCACCAATAATCTTAGTTTGCTGATTACATATTTTTTGTATTATTTGTGTGTGATCCTTAACTAACTCCGTTGAGTTTAAATACAATGTCCACATGTTTGGATATATCCTAAAATCGATTTTGGTTGAATTTAAATGATTATATATTTGGTAATACACATCACTCACAATATCTTGTGGAGTTTTAGTAAATGATAGTGTAGTGATTAGTAATTTGGATGCATCAACTACTTGCTTTATTTGTTTTTCAAATTCATATTTTTCTATCTCTTCATCTTTGATTACTTTATCAATATCTGTTTTGTCTCCTGTTATCATGTCACGTTGTTGTTTATGAGTTGTGATACTTTTAGATAAATCATTTATTTTATTTTCAAGATATTTTTTGTATTCATCAACACTTGTTTTATGTGATGATTGTAGTCGTTCATCTGATATCATTGTCGTTACTGGAATATCAAGTACATCATCATTATTAATGTTCTTATCCAATTCCATTGTTGAACCTTCAGGGAAATTTTTACCATATATGTACAACTGATGATTTAACAAGTACACACACATTGGTATTATCATTGAGGTGTAACGTAATATGTTATCACCATATTTAACTTCTATTTTTTCCTTAATATTTTGTGTGATGTTTGTTAGATTTACAAGGGATGACATTGTTGTAACCACATCAACATAACTATCCCAATATGATTCAAATGGAGTTTTTCCCATGCTATTTTTAAAGTGTTTTCCATTGATAACTGCCCCATTATCGAGTAACATTTTTATAATTTCAGTATTTTGGAATTGCAATGCATAATACAATGGTGTATTACCCAATGCATCCTTTGAATTTATATTTGCTCCCTTCTCAATCAAAAATGATGTTACCTTTGGAATAATAGTAAAACATGATTTATCCATTGAATTTCCTGAAAAGTTAATGAGAGTACTTATTGTTTTGTGTTCATTTGGTTCTTTCAAATTCTCAGTCATAGTTATTTTGTATGCATCTTTTTTATATTGTTCATGTAGTTCTTTGATGATGTCACTTATTTTGAGGGCAACATGATGTTCTTTTCCTATTGGTATGATGGCATTAACTGATTTTTCTTCATTTGTTATACCCATTCCATACAGGGCACAATCTTTTATGTATTCAATTAACATCTCTTCTATTAGGTTACACAATGCATATGCAATATCTGATGGTTTCTGTTCTTTATCTTTTGACAGAGAACTGTATTTATTCTCAAGAACTTTTTTAATTATTAGCTGTTTAATCATCTTAAAATGGAAATCAATGATGTCTCCAAATATTGGGAGAGACCGAGACAAACTACCATTTTTATTACCGTAACTGTTGGACATGTTGCCTATCATACCAATCAGTGTTGCGTCTGCATCATCAATGAGTGATTTAGGAAAATTACATGTTAATTTGTCCAGTTCTGGAGAATAAACATTCGTTAACACATTTCCAAGGAGACCATCCTTTTCGAATGAGGGTAACTGTGTGCCCGATATTATAAATCCTTTTTTTGCATTAATTTTTACAGGGGCAACACCAATTGATACATCATACATCACGTTCTTACACGACACTTCCCACTTAAACAGTGAAAATAATTTACCTTTTCTTGTCCAATCTTCTTTGTCATATATTTTTTTTTCAAATTCTTCAATTTTGGGAATAGTTGGCATGTCTGGAATGTTTATTAGTTGAGTGTAAGGTGTGGTTACATCAAAAGTTCCAGTATAGTATTTTTTCACATAAATATACATTTCTTTCATATGATTTTCCACATTCATCTCATTGTAAAGTTTTGTAATTTCAACTACTAATGTGTAGCATTTTTTAAATTTCTCCTTAAAACTATCTTCATTATTCCAATTAGATTCTACATTAATGATTTTAGTGACACAATAAAATAACCATATTAGGTTAAACAACATGTCTGCAGTATTAGAATAAAAACCAGGTTTATTTGTCAAACTGTTTTTCTGTGCATTTATTACATTTGTGGTTTCCTTAATGTAATGTCCAAAGGCATCCATGTAACTCATGTCGCGTGTGTCGGTATAAAACACCGTATTTACGGGAAATTTGTGTTTTTTATCATACATATCAATTATGGCTGTCACGACATCACGCTTCTTACCAGCGGGTAATGTTTTTTGGAGATTTACATTATTATTATATCGTTTAATTACTTCTGTGTTAAATGCTACCGCGCCGTCTTGCATGTTGCCATCCATCATAACATTGTATATATCTTTCAATTTATCATTTATTTTTCCAAGCAGTTCTTTTTCTTTATCATCGTGTTTTTTTATAATTTCATCAACATATGTATTCACATCATCAAATGGGAGACATTCTTTTATCACTGCCGTAATGTCAGTATCCACCTTTAATCCCTTTGGTTTTTTACACAGAGTACCAAATGTATCTTTTAGTTTGTCAAAAACAAATTTTTTAATATCATCCTGACTTTTTCCTGCTATTTCAAACATGTAGATGTTTTCAACATCAAACATTGTATTTTTGATATGTTCGAGATATGTTTTAGTATCCGCATCTGTTGTGAGTGTTTCGAGTATGTTATTGTAGATATTTTTAACATCGCCAAGTGATGTCGTCTCTTCTGGAATTATTGGACGTTCCTTTTCTACTGGACATTTAGTACTAACACCTGTAATTGCATAAAATAAAGGTGTTTTGAGTTGGCTATCTTTTGCGTTGACATCAACTTTGTCTGCAAGATATTTCATGATGTCATAATATTGAAATTTAGCTGCAAGATGTAATGGTGTTATGTTACCCTTATCAAATCCACTTAGATATGCCCCATTTTCTACAACAAATTTGATGAGGCTTAGTTTCTTATCCTGCGTGATATTTGTATTTTTGATTATTTTATGGAGTGCAATCTCGCCAGTCTCATCGTCGACCAGGTTAAGCGATAATTTGTTATTGATGACAAATTCCTTTATTGTTGCAATGTTACCCTCTGACAATAGTAAAAAAAATTTTTTTATAGTTTGTTCATCCACTTTCCTTTCAGATGTCATATTTGTTATGATGGGAGGAGGTCTTGCCCGTGGAGGTATAAACTTTTGTTGTTGTCTCACATCCATTGTGTATATATATTGTATTGAAAAATATGTTATACTTTCCAATATGTTTTACAAACCGTGCATACATACCATGTTTGCATATTATTTCTAAAAAAGATAGCCTCTCGTTCAGATGAATTCTTATGTGTGGAACATAATTCATTCATACATTTATAATTACGTGTTCTTGGAAGTGCTGGATTGTTGATGATGTTTTTAAACTTCTCAGTGTTGATATACATCGATGATATACCCTCTGTTGTCTTACTTGCAATACGTGTGATTAATGTTCTTGGTTTAATTGGTTTGTTGTATGAACAATTACTACACATGAGAAATGCATCATTTGTTTGTTTAATCCTTTCAATTGCGGTTAATGCATCATCCACTACCTTTTTATTGTTCTTATTCAATTTTTTGTAGGCATCACTCGAGCTAATAATTTCAACATCATTTATTGTCATATCAGATACCTCTTCCTCATTTAGGATGCTATCAATGATGCTACTACTGTGTTCTTCTATGTTTTCCTCATGGGATACAGGGGCATTTGTGCTGATATTGAGTATATTATCACAATTAGGGCAGAACATTATGTATAATATATATTTGATAATATATAAATCATTTTTTTGCAATGTATCCAATAGGGAAAAATTGAAAAATATAAATCTATTTTAATCATCTCAATAATATATAATGAACAGTAAAAAAGGAGGTAATCCCCATGAGGTAGATGCATCGCAGGATGATGACCTGGATATGATTGATGTTGCCACAGATGATGCTGACCCTGACCAATTGGACGAAGGATATGATGAAACCGTTGAAAAAATATATGAGGATGATAAATTACTCAATGAGGAGGCTATTGACTCTGATGTTGAATCAGAAGTAGGCTGTGAGGGTGAGAAGGATTATGATGATTGTATGTATAGATTTTCAAAAGTAATCGATGAGGACGATTATCGTGATGAGGAACAACTGAAAAAAACTAATAATTATGTCCCAGATGAAGACAGAATTACTAAACATCGTCTCACAAAATTTGAACGTGTTAGCATCCTTAGCAAACGTTCTCAACAAATTGCATCAGGTGCAAAGAAAATGGTTATCGAACAATCGGGTAGTGATCCAATTGAAACAGCAAAATTAGAACTATCATTGGGTCTAACTCCCTTTATTATTGAAAGACCACTACCAAATGGTATGATTGAGAGATGGAAATTACATGAACTAATTAAAAGTACTGGTGTCCCTCCAGGATACATTGTTGTATAGAGATGACATGCAAATTGGAGTATTTGTTTATGCAACAAGAACAGCGCTGTAATCCTGTAGTTTCCCACAATTAACAGAATACCTTTGTTTTCCATTACCTCCTCTCACTGCATTGTATGTATCCATTTCTGCAAGATCCAACAACATGTTACTTCTTGTGGGGCATTTGTGAATACAACTGTTTGGAAAACATGAACTGGTGGAACGCAAATGTTCAAATGTATCACTCATAATACCATCTGCATTTGTTTGCAAATACAACCTGTAATCGTTGTTATCCAATATATTGTTTTTAATTTGATTATATTGTTCTCTCCTTGTTGGAGTTCTATAATCAGTCGTAAATCTTCCGTCTGACATCATTGGTGGGCATTCTTTAAAGAAGTTATCCATATGTAATATAATAACATTATATTTTTATTCTTTATATACAAAAATAACATAACCACTTGGTTTTATTAATTATGTTAACATTTAACCACATTAACATTTAACTGTTTTTTTATTTAGATGTTCAACTATTTTATTGTACAGTTCTTCCTTGTTCAACATCCTTCTTGTGTTTCCTTCCTTAAGAGTTATTGGAATTCCAAAATGCTTTGTCATTTTTCTTATTGTACCAAGTTTGTATGAATTTAATGGTTGAATAGTATTTGACGTGACACTCAAAAATGATGCACTATCTTTTTTTACTGAACCAACTACAATGGGTTCGTCATGTTCTGATGAATTTGTATCATTATCAGAACTAATAGAACTGTCCAATGAATTTTTTGGTTGTACATCTGCAGCTGGCGCAATTCGTGCAGTTTTTGATACTTTACTCGATTGTTGTGAATGTTGTGATGGAGGAGATGGACGTGAATGTAACTCATCGCCACCATCAGCATCAGGTGTTGCTTTTTTCATACAATCGATTATGTTAGCAGCACCACATTGTTCTGTAGGTGACGTAGGCGATGTATTGTATTGAATTACAAAATTATCTTGTTTTTTTGATGTTGCCTCACTTGCACAGTGAGATACTTTTTGCATATCTTCTGATAGATAATGAATGTTATTTTTTCTTACAATGTCACTATCTGATTCATTAAAATAATTTGACATTGTTGTTATTTGTTGATTACCCAACATATTCATTTTTTTTATCGATTGCATACAATCAAAATTGTATGTTCTTATCTTATTTGTACATAGATCCAATTCACTCTGCATTTTCTCCTCTATTTTTTTTGCATAGTTATCGACGGACATCGATACAAAATATATTTGATCCATCACCTTTTTTTCAAATGCAAAGAAGCCAAATAACAACAATGCAAACATAATCAATAATATAACAAGTATTATGATACTATAATCCATCTATATAGTAGATATTTTTAAATTGTTGCTATGATTGAACACGTCCCTTTACATTATATAGCATTTTCTCATCATAAATAATATAATGGATGTCATAAACAATATAAATTTTGCATTGGGGCAATGCGACATTGTTGACATGATTGATGAAACACAACGCTTTCTAATACACATGACAATTGTACATGTATTAGGCTTCTTAGTAGATGGTAAGGCAATATCATTTAATCGTGAATTTGCTAAATCTTTCTTTATAACTGCAATATCAATAATGTTGTATTATGTTCTGTTCAAAAAAATGATTTTATCACAACTGGATAAGAAATCTCATAAATGCAGGACAATATACATATAGACGATAATACTACAAGGATCCCTAACACTTCAGAGGGATTTGAATTAAATGGAACATTTTATTTCATCAAACGTGACCCTCATGAACTTCGTGAATTTTACTTGGATAGAGTATGGTTTATGTTAAACAATATCTCAAATGGTATGACATATGAGTGTGCAATGTTAGCATCACGTAAGTATGCTAACATTAAAATGTGTGGGTGTGGCTACTGACATATCATATATTATCTCCCAGCATTCAAACTTTCAGCAATGTATGATGTATTTATCTGTGCAGGTGGCATGATTTTACAGGATTGATACCATGTTTTCAAATCAGTTGTTCCGTTATCAATAACTGGACAAACATTACATCTATTTGCAGCAACACATACAGGTGGATGTGCTGGTTGTTCGAACCATTTTGATGGCATCATGTATGAATACCCCTCGTCATATGTATCATTTTTTGTAAAGTCTGGTTGAGGAAGAGAGTTGTAGTCTGCATATCCAGTTGACATCTCGTTCAAATCAACAAAAACACGGTCATCCTTAATTGTCTCCCCACCAATTGACACTTCCTGTGGATTTCTATGCAACGTTATTTTATATGTACCATCTTCACTCCTCACAATTTCATCACGTGGATTAGGTGAGGTGGCAATAACTATTTGTGAATTTCCATTTGATATCACAAACGGACTGGATGATGGAGTGGATGGGGTAGATGGTGTAGGAGTAAAGGGGGTAAATGGAGTAATTTTATTTTCCCCTTCTGGAGAAGCATTACCTTCTCCCTCAACATTTTGCATATTCTCCAGTGCATTGCATGTAGTTTGACATCTTGCTTCCAATGCACTCTTTCCTCCAAACATATACATCAACCTTTCAATTATAATATATGTCAATAATATGATTATGGTTAACATCACAACATCCATAATTTTTACTTTGTTATGTGGAATGTATGCTAAAATCAAGAATACAATTACCGCAAGAAATATGTATCTAAAAAATTCCCTAACATCGACATCAACCAACATTATATATATATCTCCAGAAAAATAATGAATATGTCATGGAAATAATATAGAACATGAGTGGACAGACATCTGTGCGACATGCAGGTAATATCATACATCCGAGTGCGCTAAACAGTAGTGCAAGTGACACAAAACCAATATATATTTGTTCTAACTGCAAAAAATGTTTTTATACAAAAATACAATACGATAATCATCGTGGATCAAAAAATATGTGTGATAACATTAAAAAACTAAGAGACATAATTAGACAACGTCTTTTTCATAAGTCATAGTGTATTACCGATGTATCTCCAATGTAATCATATGTGAATGATAACATCAAAAAAGAATAGATATAAAATGTATGGAAACTCATATAGGACCCGCAACTGATAAAATAATTAATCTAATTGTTAAGGAAGTAAGTAAAAAAAAGAATAAAGATAAAATATTAAAGTATGTTATTGAACCTATTTTGTATGATATCACCCGTAAATATTATTATCATTTTATTATGATTATCTCTATTTTACTTGTAATAATAGCATTGCTTATTGTTATTATTATTGTTAAGTAGAATGTGAGTATGAGTAAATGTGAGTATATGTGAGTAACTTTGTATGCAATGTTATGTTGTTATATCATCACATTATATTTTCATCCATTTACTTCCATCTACTTTCCCTTTGAACTCTTTTTAGTAACCTTTGAACTTTTCTTCGCCTTAGTAACTTTGGTATCTTTAGTTGTCTTTGAACTCTTTTTAGTTTTCTTAACTTTCTTTGGTTCCTCATCTTCTTTTGGTTTTTCAAACACAGGACGAGTAATTCCTTTCTTTTCGAGATCTTTTTCTTCTTGTTCAACATTAATATTTTCAAGATATTCACGAGTTGCTCTCTTTTGCATTTCCACTGCACGATCGAAATTATTGAGTTCTGGTCTTTCTTCTTTCACATGATAATAGATAATCCTTTTGTATCTTCTTGCACTATCAAGGTCGACACCAAGAAGTCCCATAATCTTATTTACAGTGTCAATGTGGATTTGCTTTGCCTTATTCATAACACGTCCTGCAACATTTGATGAGTCACTCGAATCACTACCATCAAATGCACCACCAGATTGTTCAATGTTTAGTTTTCTTTCATCCTCTTCGAGATTGATTGAATCGAGTAAGTCTTTTGTTAGCATCTTATCCAACTCTTCATATCTTTCTTTTGTGCTTAGTTCAGGGTTCTCTTCCCTCATTTTACGATAGATGACCTTTTTGTATCTGAATGCAGTTTGTTTATCAGTGTTTAACAGGTGTTTAATTTTCTTTAGCAATTCAAAATGCATTTTTCTGAGTTGTTCCTTTGCATCTCCCTCCTCCGATGCACCACCAGTCTCTGACAAGGCTGGAATGTGACGTGTTCCAGTAACAACCAATTTACGCCCACCCTTTTGTTTTCTAATAATTCTTTCCAATATTTCTGCAGTATCAACATCTGGATCTGTCAGGATGCTGTGATTGCCACCAAGGGAGGGTACTTCTCTTGGTTGTTCAGCAGACATTTGTGGTAGGTGACCTTTCTTTTCAAGGAACACCTTCATAAAATCTGACTTATCAGTATCATTCCTACTAAAATTAATAGTTTCGCTTTCATCCATGTGAAAAGATGGCAACTTCACTTTCTTTCCATCAGCATGAATTGGAACATATTGTTCAGTTGATACATATTGTTCATTGGAGATTTTTTTAGTATCTTTATTTGAACCAACATATTGATCACTGCTTATTTTTGTAAAGATGCTTTCAACTTCACTTTCTTTGGCTGAATTTACAATATTTCGTGCATCCTCATTTGGAGTAACTTCCTTTTCAACATCTTCTTTAATGTAAAATCCTTTGTCATTTTTGATTGACAAATCAGCACCCTTTGCAATAAGCATTTGCAGAATATCAAGATGATTGAGGCTTAATGCATAATGAGATGGTGTATTTTTAGTGTTATCTTGGTTATTCACAAATTCAGAGATGTTGTGATAGTTAAGCACCTCGAGGAGTGTATCCCTAACAGTAATATCAAATCCACAATAGATTACAAGATAATGCAAAATAGATTTTCCACTTTCGTCTCTCCTACGCAAACAAAGTTTAATTTTCTTTTCCTTTGCCTGTTGCAACAGAAAAACAACTTCATTAATTTTTCTTGTTTTGAATGCATCCAATAACAAACCTGCAAACAACTCAGTACTATCTGTACCAAACAAACCACCTCCCAGATTTGAACTGTCTGTCATTTTTGGCTTCGCTGGTTTGGATCCAAATGTGTTGCCAATGTCAGATGAATCTGTTCCAACATATACAATTCCACTTGTTTTTGGTTTATTGGATTTCTCGAGTTTATTCTCCTCATCGAAATCAATAAAGTTAATATTGGTGTATTCCTTATCATCATGTTTTTCATCCCTCTGTTTTTTCCTTGTGTCAAATTTGAATGAATCGCCAAGTGTGGATGTATCACTAAATCCATAATGTTTATTTTTCATTTCCTTAATAAAATCATCAGTGTCTGTCATTATATTATATACCATTATATATTTTCTTCAAAAACTAATTATAGCGTTGAACATTCATTGCTACATATAGTTGTGGCATTATAAATATTATGAAATCCATTTTATTTTCAGAATTATCTAAATATAATTATATAATGGAAACCAGTAACATGATATTAATTGGAATTATAATTGCATTTGTTTTATATGTTATGTATAGTTCTAACCAGCCAATCCACAACAAGGGACAATTGGCTGTATCCGAAGCAGTTAAATCATATGCAACTAAACAAAAACTTACATCATCTCCAAGTCCTGCTGCAGCAACTGATCCACTGGTGAAAAAGATGACAACCTATGATACTGCACCTGCAGGAACATTTAAGGCATCAAGTTATGCAACTGGAAATAGATATGCTGAATCTGCAGAAGTAAAACAATTTTCTGACAATGCTAATCCCTTTAAAGATCTTGGACTTGGTGATTCCTTCTCTGGTTTTGATGAATCGAAAACCGCTGCTGAATATATCCCAGGTGCTAACACAAAACTGACAGAAGAAGATAAATTTAACAATAAAGAACTGCTCCCTGCTGAGACTAATGATGATTGGTTCGAAGATGTCCAGGTGACTGGAATTAAAAATCCTCATCTTATTAATATTTACAGACCAGTCGGTGTGAATACAATTCTATCATCCCTTAGAAATCCAACTCATGATATCCGCGGTGATGTTCCTAATCCAAGGTTTTTTGTGGGTCCTTGGAATATGTCTACAATTGAACCAGATATGAACATTAAGGGAGGTGCGTTGTGTTAAGATGGAATGGTTGGAAGATTGGTTTAAAAGAGTGCATAATCTATTTATAAAATAATCCACATGTTGTAATATTAATTAAATATTATAACATTAACATTTTATGGTTTGATAAATTAATATACATTTCTACTTCCCACCATACCCACATCCAACTTAGACATCATCATCTTGTGGAATAAACACTCCATGTGTCACATGTTGATTTATGATATCTTCTTCAACAGTTGTTGATGCAATATTTACATAATTATCATTTTGTTTAAGGCTATACACTTCTGATTTTTCAAGCATTTCTGTATCAAGCACCACATTACACAAACCGGTTCCTATTCTAACAGATGAACCGGTCATAATACAAGATGATATTCCGTTTATGTGATCCGTCTCTGAGAACAATGATGCAGACAATAATTGTTCAACTGTCTCCTCAAATGATGCTCTTGCAAGTGGTTCTCCATCTGACCTATTCATACCGTGTCTATCAATTGATGTAAGTGTTCCACTCGATGTCATGATATCTGCAACAAGTAAGATGTGTTGATAGTTTAGAGATGATGAACCAGCATTTGAAAATGCGGATGTAATTTCTTTTAATAGTATTGCTCTTGCAATCTCAATTCCAAATATGTTATACATCTCAAACACATCATTACTAACAGTTCTGTATATGTCTATTTCTGATAGATAACGAATGTCCATCATATTCACTCCCAATGTGTAGATTACACATTCCTTTTCTGCATTTTTTCCTTCCAATATTTCTCCTGTGTTATCATTGAATGTTATCACATGTTGATCGTTTTTAATAACAGTGATGTTATCAATTGATTTAATACCCTTTAGTTTAAAATTATCAATTATTGAGTTTGCAAATTTATTAATTGTATCAAAGTTAAACTGTTCATCACTACTGTTTTTAACACTGAACCTAATATGAATTACTGGTTGGATATCATTATTTGAATTACTCAACACTTCAAGTTGTCTGATATTACTAATAATTACCTTTTCCTCCTTTTTCATATTCTTAACTTCAATTGATCTTCTATTCCACCAATTACAGAATTTACTTTTAATATCCAATAATGTAATTTCTTCTTCCAGCATCTTATCCTTATCAACAATGATTTTGAATAACCATGGAAGATTTTTAATGTCATGTTCAATATTATCCTCACTGTTGTCTCCAAAGTATGAACATTTAACATTGTCACTTAGAGTGATACTATCTTTGCCCATTGGATCGGGGTCATAGTATACCTCAATATTACCACGGATATCTCCTATTGTTGTGTATCGAAGTTGTGATGAAATCTTTCGTGCCAATTCCACATTTGCAGAATTAGTTTTGTTGATGTATATCACCATTTGAGGAGTTTTAATATTTTTGGATGCTCCAAACAATTCTTTCATCCTTGGTACTCCTTGGGTCGTTGCATGCAGTGATGCAACACCTGCATGATGGAACGAATTCAGTGTGCATTGTGTAAGGGGTTCTCCCATTGATTCTGCAGCAATAATGCCAACACATTCTCCCGGTTCAATGGAATTAACATCAATTGATATCTCTATGTTATTAATTACTTCATCAAATTGCTTTCTTCCTATTTTATATTCTTCTATTACTCTCTTTGGAGACATCGCATCATGTAGTGCCGCCTCGAGTATGAATTTATGCATAATATCATCTCTGTATTTTAATGAATTTTTATTATTCTTTTGTGCGTTTGACATGTATATGATTGAACAATTTTCTATAATATTGTTTAACCGTTGCATAACATATGCTGCATCAATATGTTCATCATTTTTAATACGATGTAGTTGTGCATCATTAATAATGTGTTGGAGATTAATTGGAATCATGAATGCATCTTTCAATACAATGTAATCTCCTGTTGCCTTTTGAATTTTTTCACGTATTTTATCTCTGAGTGATACGAGAAAATTATAGTATGATACATCATCTCCAATCACAAGTTTATTTTTAATATCATTGTTACTCATTCTAATTAACTTTATTGTGTATTGGTATTGCTTTGTAGTATCTGCACCTGAATCACCATACACGACTTGTAATAGTGAATTACTTGCATTTCTTACAGTACCATCATATTTAACAGTTTCATCTTCCAACATTTTTACAAGTTTTCGTTGAATGTATCCAGTGGTTCCTGTTTTGATAGCCTGATCGATTAAACCTGCTCTTCCTGCAGCAAGGGCATATACAAACTCTGAAAAACTCAATCCATCTGTAAATGATCTTTTTACAAATCCTCTCGATGCACATCTGTCATCATTTTCATGGAAATATGCCAATGTTCTGTTGTTGTATTTCTTTGGCATCATTTTTCCTTCAAATTGTTGGAGACCAAGGCATCCACAAATTTGTCCTGTGTTTGTTGAATCACCTTTTGAACCAGAGTTTAGCATAACTCCAAAGTTGTTACCAGCACCTTCGTTTTCAACAACTATTTTAGCAACATCATCTTTTACTACGCTATTTTCAGATAACAACATTGTCTCAAAGTTATCAGTTGTCATAATACTTGGATTATTTTCTACTTCTGTAACCTTGTGCTCTATTTTTAATTCGAGTGTATTAATCATTTCATCAATTTGTTTTCGAATATCTTTTTCTACCATTGTATCAACAATACCAACACTGAACCCATAATAGAGATTGAAATTATTTGTTAATCGTTGAATGTCGTTGATAAACTTTGTAGTAGCCTCGGGACCTTCCAAATCCCAAATGACTTGTAGAATGTTTCCCATCTTTCCAGATCCCAACAAACTTTTACTGAGTCTACCACTTTGAATTATTCCATTCACTATCTTAACACCTCCTGAACTAATATTCACTGATTTTGGAATTATCATTGAGTAGATATCATTTCCACTGTATGTCTTTCCCTTGGTGATATTTGACAAATCAGTCACTGATGTATATGACAACAAATTCATTGCTGTTCTCCAATCAATAGTCACTGTTGGTGATGTCATATTGTATGAACCAATCAAACCATCCTGCACAATTCCCATGCAAGTTGTTGATCGAGTAGGTGTAATAAGTTGCTTTTCTACACTTGCAATTTCCATGAGTTCAACACGTGTTTGCAGTGACTGTGGAACAAATATGTTCATTTCATCACCGTCAAAATCTGCATTGTATGGTGTTGTAATAGCAACTGATAGTCTGTAAGTTTGTAGATTTGGATCATTAATGACTTCAACATAATGCCCCATCATTGATTGTTTATGGAGTGTGGGTTGACGATTGAGTAATACAATGTCTCCATCTCTCAAATGCCTTTCAACAATATCTCCAACATGTAGATCGATTTTTTCTCTTCTGTATCTTAGGTCAATTTGTGATGCTTTTGTATTTCCCTTTGATTGCTGTATCACAAAATTTGCACCAGGATAATTATGTCTCCCTCTGTGTATTAACTCCTTCATTTGTTCGATGTTTTCAGGTGTTACTATTTCAGGAAATGTAATTACTGTTGCAATCTTAACTGGCACACCCAAATGATTATTACTAATTGTTGGATCAGATGTAATAACTGTTCTTGCAGTGAAATCTACACGCTTGCCAAGTAAGTTACTACGGATACGTCCTTCCTTACTTTTAATTCTATCAGTCACTGATTTCAACACTCTGTTATTTTGTTCAGATTTTGGAAGAGTAACTGAGTCAGATTCAAAGTATGATGCAACATGTACTTGCAACAATTGAACTGATTCTGGTGCATTAAAACGATAGTTCATATCGTTTTGATTTTCCTTACTTTTAATGACCCTCATATTTGATTTAACAATATTTGCAAGACGTCTTGTGAGGTCATCCTCCATTGATGTCCCTCCCATAAAATCACCTTTTGTTGATGGTCTAACCTGTACTGGAGGAACTGGGAATATTTTATGTATCATATCCTCTGGTCTTGTTCTTTTCGGATCAATACCAAGTATCATACAATCATCATCACTCATGTTCTTCAAAATATCATATACAACATCTGCAGTGAGAACCTGTCTGGATTTAACTTTTCCTTCTCCTTCACCTTTGGTTCCTGCAACTTCAACCTCAACCACTAATGATACAGTTCCTGTGGTTTTCTTTCCTGTGTCTATTTTGATTTTTGGTACTACTCCTCCACATCCATAATTAAGCTTACCACAATGAGTTACATTTTTAACTACTTCTCTTATTGCAGATAGTCTGTCCTTTGAGGTCTTCCTCTTAATTATATTTTGAACTAATTGAACATTTTTGTCAATCAATAGTTTAGAACATCTCAGACAAATACATGATAAAATTTTATGAACATATGCAATGTATCCAATGTGAAATATGTTTTCTGCCAGTTCAATGTGTCCAAAATGTCCAACACAGTATGTCGTGTCGAGCCTGCATGTGGCACATGGGGTATCGAATGATGTAGTACCCATCCTTAGATCAATTAACCCTCCCTTCTTTGGTTCCCCGTTATCATATAACTCGGGTATCTCAATGCCTATCGCTTCATCCCTCAATGCGGAATTTTTCCTTATTTCATCATTCCCCCAGATGTCGAAGTCGATACGCTCGATGGAACTGACATCGTAGTCATCGTATGAATACGTTTTATCCATTACTATATAATGAGTACATTTTATTTAAGTGACCTTTTTATTTTCATTTTTTTGACATATAAACACACGGGGAAATTTCGTGTGGTTGTATGGTGAGGGTAATATAAGATGGTATATAAGTGCGTTGCTATGCATCACCACGAATTATTATTAAACATATCAACCATATCATCAAAACTTTTATCATACCTTGAACAAAATACTTCTAATTTATGCATAAATCCAAAATTAATATACACTCCACCCCGCATAAATTCCAAAAATGATATGCACTTATCCACATCATTTCTATATTCTGTTAAGGTTTCCTCATCAGATAATAACATATATGCTGCAATTACAACAATGCTTCTGTTTCTACCAGCCTTGCAATGAACAAACAATGTTCCATTTTCATTTCTTACTTGTTTTATAAATCGAAGACATTGTGAGATTGGTTTTGATATTATCCCATCTGAATTATCATTTATATGTACGATGAGGTGATGGCTACTATCTAAATTATTGTCAATTTTATGATTTACATCTGTTATACTTATAATATGTGTTACATTGTATTTTTCATAATTTCTTTTATGGTAGTCTTCTAAGGTACCAACATATAACCACTCAAATATTTTTGATATATCATCAGATGACACGTATTCATCATGTTCATCTTGTAGGTCATCATACTGCTTAATTGATAGATGCATCATATCATGTCCCTTCATTGATATCAATATAATCCCACCACAAATTTATATTGCAACATATTAATGAGAAGACTGATAAGAATGATGAAAAGATTTAGAAGACTGGTAAGGAGGATGATGATGTGAGGGAGTGATGGAGATGGGGGATAGAGATGGAGGGATAATATAATTGTGTGATAATGCAATAATGTGATAATGCAATAATGTGATGATGTGATACTGTAATGATGCGATAATGTGATAATGTGATACTGTAATGATGCGATACTGTAATGATGCGATAATGTGATGCTGTAATGATGCGATAATGTGATAATGTGATACTGTAATGATGTGATACTGTAATGATGTGATTATATCACCACATACCAGAGTATGTATTTCTACCATATCTCTACCATATCTCTATCATATCTCTACCATATCTCCACCATATCTCCACCATATCTCCACCATATCTCCACCATATCTCCACCATATCTCCACTACATCTATACCACATCTATACCACATCTATACCACATCTATACCATATCTCTACCATATCTCTACCATATCTCTACCATATCTCTACCACATATATACCACATCTATACCACATCTCCACCATATTTCTACCATGTTTCTACCATATTTCTACCATGTTTCTACCATATCTCTATCATACCTCTGCCTTATCTCATATCCTTACATCCATTGTATTCATCTGATGTGAGTTTATCTATATCAACATGTAACACATCCATTACCCCCATTTGAACATTATATCCATTAAATTTATGATATCCTGATAATGTAATTAGGGTATCATCATCATAATATATATTATTTATTAGTAATATATTTTTGATTGTTATTGGTTGATTGTATTTAATGTAATCACATATCAATGGTAGTATATCAACATCTCCAATTTCTATTTTTGCAATGATAGTAAAATTTTTATTTAATCGAATGTGTGTGTATGCATCATTATGTGATATGATATTTAATGATGCATGAACTCTTGACAATTTAGATTTTACAATTGTTTTGAATTGTTTATTTGGGGAGTGATATTTGATATAGTAATTATTCATCCTGTCATATTTCTTTGCAATCCATGATACATCAAAGTAGTAACATGTCATTATCAACAAATATTTTAAATACACCCAACTATCTTTTTTTCCAATGATTTTAATCTCCTTAATGTGGAATATATTGTTTGATAGATTTTCAAATGTATTCTTAATGTAACACATGCAATACTGTATTGTAGTATATTTCATGTTGAAAAATTGATATAAATTTAATCTATATTTTATTTAATATTAGATATGCACGATACATATTGTGATACCGATACAGTAACTGACTATCATGAGACATCTACCGAACAATGCCTAACAATAAGTGAATATGTAGCAAATACTAAGGTCATATATAGGACACTTGATAAACATGAAATAATGCAATGGATGGATCAATTCAATAATGAACCATGTGAATCAACCTCAAATAAGCAATTACCTTGGATAGAGAAATATAGACCAAAAACGCTTGATGAGATAATGGGACATGTACGCACAGTTGAGATAATGAAAAAATTTGTAGCCATTCGACAGATGCCACATGTTCTACTATACGGACCATCAGGAACAGGCAAAACATCAATCATTAGGGCATTCTCTCGTGAGTTATATGGTAAATATCACAATATAATGGTGCTTGAGTTAAATGCATCAGAGGAGAGAGGTGTCGAGGTAGTAAGAAACAAAATTAAAGATTTCATCGTTACAAAAGGTTCATTTGTAACTGATTACAAATTATTCAAACTTGTTATCCTCGATGAGGCAGATGCAATGACAATCGATGCACAATCAATGCTTAGAAGTGTTATAGAGAAGTATTCAGAAAATGTACGTTTCTGTTTGGTATGTAATCACATCAAAAAAATAAATCCTGCAATTCAATCACGTTGTGTAGTCTTTAAATTCTCTCCCGTATCAAAAACATATGTTATGAATAAACTAAGAGAAATCATCGACATCAATAACATCAAAATTACAGAAAATAGTTTGAACACTATCATAGAAAATTCAAAAGGTGATCTACGTAAGGCAATCAATACGTTACACTCTTCCAGTCTAACATATGATGTTATCAATAATAAAAAACTTATTAAATGTTTTGGATACGTATCAAATGATGACATCAAATTAATATATAAGATACTGCTCACACAAAAAATAAAGGATGCATATAAAAATATAAAAGAAATTACTACTAAAAACTTCTATACAATCAACGACATCATAACATGCATATCAAATATAATGATAACCGATTTCCTGACAACACAAAGTATAGACCAGGCAACCTTTTGCAATATAACTATTAACCTGTGCCAGATAGAAATGAACCTGTTATCATGTCCAAATGAGGATATACAGATAGCCAGCCTAATAAGCGTGTTTCATGTTGTGCCAAAAAATTGATGTATAAAACTCTTATAATATAATGTGTAATCATAATATTATGGATCCAGTAACCGTATTGTCCTCTATGCAACATAAGGATTCTAAGGAGGGTATAAGCAAGGATGGTAAGGATAGTAGGGATAGTAAGGATAGTAAGGATAGTAAGGATAGTATAATTAAAGACAGTGGTTCAAACTGCTTCCTAAATGCCCAATGGTCTGTGTGGATCCATCACAATAGCTGTGATAAATGGACAGAGAGTGACTATACACTGTTGTATGTTATTGATAACCTACAAACATTTTGGTCATTTTTCAATCATTTCTATCTTCTTGATAAATCTAAATATCAATTCTTTATCATGAAAAACAAGATTAAACCAATTTGGGAAGATGATGCAAATAGAAATGGTGGCATCTGTTCTCTCAAAATGAGTAGCATCACTGGAAATATTGATATAGGTTCTGAGATATTGATGTGCTTGTGTCTCCTCATTATGAATGATACATTCATCCCTGATAGCAATTGTGTAAATGGAGTGTCATATGCTATTAAAAAAAATAGTATTCTTATTAAAATATGGTATGATGATTTCAACTTTAAAATTGTTGATGGTATGCCTCGTGTGTTGTTGGAGAAAATCGAAAATATTATAAGAACATCAACACCCTATAAGAAATTTGATGTTATCCAAAATATCATGTGCAAACCCATTCAACCTGAGTCGTAAAGGATATAATTATTAGTATGAATACAAACTAATAAAATTTCTTCTTTATTCATTTACAACATTTTTTTTTCATTATGTGTTTTTTAGAAATTCTGTATCATCAATGTTGATTAATCTCAATCGATTGCCACAACATTTTATCTTCTATTAATCTATTCAACGAAGTATTGCATATACTTATTTTTATATGCAATACCAAAAATTTAATTTTTAAAAATATTGTAGTGAGGTGCTCTTATTTAATAACCATTCTAATTTCAAATATTAGTTTAAATATGTTAAATTTAGGATCATCTGGGTTACATCTAATAAACTGACAACATAATTTATCCTCAATGTATGATTGTCTGTCAACTTCATCTGTCTGATTTCGATCCGCATGTCCAAATTCATCTATTTCTATTGCAATTTTGTGATCTGGTAAATAAAAATCAATGTAATAAATAGTGTTATCCCTAATAACTTTATATTGTGGAACAATATTTATATCTTGAAAAACTTCAGTTATGGCTGTACCTATTTGACTTTCTTTACACATGATAGAAGAATTTTGAATATCTACATTGAAATATTCATTTAATTTTCTGTTGGTTCTTTTACGAGATGATAATATAAATTCCATTACTCCTTTTGTATTAACACCATTAAAATGACTTAATCCTCTACCACGACATGTTCCCTTTAATGAAATATTTTTCACATTGCATGGTGATACGTAATTTACTTTATCTCCACTAACATATCGATATCCTAAAATTTTCTTAATATCAGACATCATATACCATTGTTCATCATATCTTTCTACATATCGTAGTATTTTACCATCAATAGTAACACTATTAATATTGTGTGGCAACGCCATCTTTATAAATACAATGTAAGTATATCTTTAAGTATTAAACAAACCAATGCATATATAATTAATTATTTAATTTGACTTGTTGTTCGCAAGATTTTTATCCACATTTATGTGGACATTCAATCATCGCAGTCTCACGTACTACCCATTACAATTTAGAAAAATTTAGGATTCCACAGTTGCACAAATGGGCATGGTTGTTGGCTAAACAGTGGTGAATACATAACATTGATATCATACAATGATGGACAATACCAGTAATATGCAATCTCTTTTAGTGCCTTATGGCTTTTAACATATTTAATAATGTCATCAGATATTGAAAATCCTTCCTTACCCTTATCTACATCATCCCATTCATCATGGACGCTTTCTCTTGGAGGTAGACCAAAAAGAAGCCGCATTCTATCAACCTCTTTTAGAAATTGATCGATGTATTTTCCGCTTGGTTCAACATTGTATAGTTCAATGGTAAATTTTGTAACATTTGATGTTGTACCTTTTTCATTGACGATAAAATGATACAAACTGTCGTCGACAATATTTCTCATTGTGAATACAAACTGAGGCGTGTAGTTAATACTATTAGCTGTAGTAAATGAATTCCAAAACATCTTTGCTGCATCCAGTGGATCAGTAGCACCAAATCTAATGTTGAATGTTCCAGCAATTAATGGATTTATTAGTTCGTATGACATATATATTATATATCATGGAATTATTATTTTTTGTAATAATACCATGATGAACTATAGGAATGTATATGGCAACATCCCTAACTATTCTACACACTCACCTATATATCAATTTAAGCAGCCATATAATTATATATTGTTAGGCATACATATGTACCAATATATGACCACACAAATGCTTTACAAAATACCCTCAAATTAGTCTCCCAACAACCATCTGTTGGAGGATTCCAAAGATTTTCACTTATAGTGTTCCAGCAATCGTTATCTGTCACCTCACTCGACATACACCTGCATGATATTTTTATTTATGGTTCCATACGAAAAATTGAATATATAACATCTAAAGGAAAAGTGCATATACAACAAATATGAGTAACAATATCGTGAAGATCAGGACTGAACACAGTAATGATTTGAAGACGTTGTTTGACATACTCAAGGAGGTTCTCCATGAGTTCAAGATGGAGTTTATCCAACCTGACCCATCTGATCCTCTACCAGGGTCTGGGACTGCATGTGATGGGAAGAACCTGGAAAAGGGGGGTATTAAGATAATTGAGTTTGATGAACACCAAACACTACTCATATATATCAAACTCGAGGGTTCGCAATTTTCTGAATTCCATGTCAAATACAAAAAACACAGTATTGGTCTCGATCTACAACAACTACATAAATTCTTAAAAACATTGGAGAGAGAATGCATTGTAACCCTGTCAATTGACCAAGATGATGAACAACACATCAAATTTCAAACAAGCAGTAACACGAAATCATCCAGTAGCATCTACAAACAAAAACTCATGGATCTCAATGAACAGAATAAAAATCTACCACAACAAGCAGAATTTCAGATGTCTGTTAATATGGAATCAAATGATTTTCATAAAATGTGCAGAGAGATGAACCAATTCTCTGATAATGTAGAAATCATCTGCACAAGTAATGAAATCACTTTCAAATGTGTCGGTGATAGTTGTTCCCTTGTTAAGAAATTTTCTAATTCAGATTCTGGTGTTCAAATTAAATGTTGTGATGAAAATGTTAGCATTGTTCAGGCTATCTATGAATTGAAATATTTGGTTACATTTGGTAAATGTGTAAATCTATGTCAGGATATCCAACTGTATATGAGGAATGACTATCCACTGTTTATTAAATATCATGTGGCTTCTCTCGGTATCATGACAATTGGATTATCTCCTGTATCTCCTCCATATTGTTCTCAACCAGCAGATTACGATAAAATTAATGGATTTTATAGTGATTCAAAGAAAACTAAGGTAAAAGGTAAGTAATTTGGTAATGTGATGATAATGAGTGTAACACGTTTTATTTATTTTTAATCAATAGGAAAATTGATTAAAATACTTATTACTATAGATGCTATAACAATGCATCCAACTAAATACACATTTATAGAAGTATGTGCAGGTGGTGGCGGATTAAGCAGTGGTCTCATTAAAGCTGGATTTACACCCCTACTACTAAATGATAATAATAAGGATTGTTGTAGGACATTGAAAAAAAACCATAACAATGTAAATGTAATCTGTTCATCTATGGATCAATTACAACTAACAGAGTATATTGGAAGAGTAGATTTGTTAGCAGGAGGTGTCCCATGTCAGAGTTTTTCACAAGCTGGGTTACGAAAAGGTTTAGATGATCCACGAGGACAATTAATGGTGTGTTTTGCTAACATGATACATACAATTAAACCAAAAATTTTTATGATAGAAAATGTAAAAGGTTTGATAACACATAATTCAGGCGACACTATTCAAACAATTATTACATTATTAAACAAGGAAAATTTATATGATGTTACTTATAAAGTTCTAAATGCATTTGATTACAATGTACCTCAAAAAAGAGAACGTGTTTTCATAATAGGATTGTTGAAAACAAAAAATATAACATTTACATATCCTGAAAAAAGTACACATCATGTTCTATTAAAGGATGTTTTGCAAAATGTCCCAACATCAGATGGAGCAAAATACAACACAACCAAAATAAATCTATTTAAATTAATACCACAGGGTGGATGTTGGGTAAACCTACCAGAAGATAAACAAAGAGAATATCTTGGTAATAGTTATTCATCTGGGGGAGGTAAAAGAGGCATTCTCTATAGATTATCAATGGAAAAGCCATCATTAACGTTGCTATGTACTCCATCTCAAAAACAAACAGAACGTTGCCATCCATTAGAAGATAGACCATTAACAATTAGAGAATATGCAAGAATTCAAACATTTGATGATACATATGAGTTCATTGGTAGTATGGCATCTCAATATAAACAAATTGGAAATGCTGTACCTGTTAAACTTGCATTGTGTGTAGGTCGTTCATTATATGATGCATTAAATAGATGAGTTTAGTTTATTGTATGAACTCATCAATAGTATTTTTTATAAACGTAATAATAACATCAGTATCATCACCTAATATTAGTTTTAGAAGTTCCATTCCTGTATATTGTTTTATTTCTACACCATCATGAATTATTATTTTAATATATCCATCATTTGTTTTTTGTTTTGTTGTATCATTTATTGTACCATATATGCATGTGTATTTAGGATGCCTTTTTTTAAAATTTACCAATTTATCAAAATTAGCTTTTCTTGATGACGCATTATCAGTATTTGTTCTATTTTTGAGTTCTATTATTATTTTTCTGGAACGAGATAATATATCTAATCCTGTTTTATGTTTGTATCCCAAATTTTCAAATCCATCATAATTTCCCAATACCTCCTGCCATATATCACCTATTTTCATTTGTCTATGTTTCTCTTCCAATGCAATCATTTTATTCTTGATACTTTTTTTGGTATCGAGAATATCATATGTTAGTGTATTTTTTTCAGGTCTTGATAAAATAGTATTGATTATGATTTTCATTTTCTGCAAATATGAGTTTAGGTCAAAGTGTTTCATTAGGGTAACAATAACATATTATGTTTTCATTTTTTAGTTCTTCTCAAAAGTCCTCTCGAGAACCACCTTTGATTTCACCTCCCGTTTATCCTCAATCAATCCCAATACACTCTCAACAAATTCAGCACGTTCGCCATCATCAGGGATGAGGTCATCTTGTATCAATTGTTCAGTGAGGCTTTCCTTTATATTATTATATTTAATACTACCCTTTGTGATCTTCTCTTTTCTTGTAATCTTACCCTTTCCCTTAATATCCACATATTCCTCTCCTATGGTTCCGAGGTATTTAATTATGAACTCCTCATATTCTGTTTTGCTTTGTTTGAGGTTCTTTAGTGAATCATTATGTTCCTTTGTCTTCTTACGTATAAGGTCATCTGTACTCACATATTTGATGACCTTATCATAGAATTCATTGGTTAGGTATGTCTTTGAGGCATTCTTTGATATATCATCATTGGTGGCATCCTCTTTATTAATAAGGGCTTCCTCAGCCATATCACTCTTAGCCTTTAGCCTTTTACTCATTTCTGATAGTTTGCTATGATTAATACTCGACATATATATAGTAACAGATATTTTATTTCATCTCTCTGTGCAAAAAATTGATTTTCGAACATTTTGGCATCCTAAATATATAATAATATAACATAAACAATGGCTTCTCAAAATACAACTGTCGATGTCGAAGATTTTGACCTTACCAGATACTCAATCAGCCCAGTGTTGTCGTCTCTTGAGGGAAAACAAGACAATGCATTCCCAAACTATAACTATGGTGATCCAGAGAACCCCAACAAGGTCAGTGAGAAATCTGATAGGTTGATGGTTATTACAGGACCGATTAAGATGGATAAAGCAGGCTATGTTCCAAAAATCAATGGAAAATATATTAAAACTGAAAAGGATTGTCTGTTTTTCAGATTGAACAATGTATCTACTGAACAATCAACAGTTGATCTTTTTGAAAAGGTATTAATCCCTCTCGATAAATATCATATCAAAAACATCAACAATGGTAACAAGATTATTCGTGAAAAGGTAAAGGGAAAGGAAATGTATAAGAGTGATCTCGATTATCTCTCATTCATTAAAGATCCTTCTACTCGACCAGACCAAGGGGAAGAGAAATCTCCTTATCCACAATATCTCAATATCATTGCAAAAATTCCAACTCCTTTTGAGAAGGATCCGCAACAGATTGATGAGAAAAATCCTAAGGTTGATGTTAAAATCTATCTTACTGAACCTGATGGTTCTATTAAGGATGAACCAGAAGAGGTCAAAACATATCTCGACCTAAAGAAATACTTTGTGTGGAACTGCACTGCTCGGTTTGTTCTGAGATTTAAAAAATTGTGGATTAAGAAAACACCTGATCCAAAAACAAAGAAGAGAGATTGCAGTCTTACAATTGATTGCTGTATGATGCTTATCACTGAAATTCCTGCTGGAAGTTCTATGAATAGGTTGAATGCTAATGTATTCAAACGTGGAGGATTTACTCCAAAAGCAGTCGAAGCACCAAAACCTAAACCTCAAAAGGTTGAGAGTGATGATGACGATGATGATGAGGAAGATGAAGTAAAACCAACTGCAAATGTTGTTAAAAATGATGCAGTCAGTGATGACAGTGATGATAGCGAGGTTGAAGAAAAACCTCAAAAGAAAGCTCCTCCTCCTAAAAAACCAGTGAAGGGTAAGAAGTAAAGAATAACTTTTTTTAATTAACATTTTAAATAACTTATATTACATCAATGCATACTAATTGATGTAACATTATAATGGAACACTACACGTTACTATACGTCACCATACTATCTCAACAACAATATGAAAATTAAGAATACAAGCAATATTGTTAATAGTATATATATATCATCCCCATGATTCGCTGATTCTCCAAACATTTCTTGTGTTTGTGTTACAGGTAATGTTCCAAACCATGGTTCGTCTGCATCAACAAGGGCAACTTTTTTGCCCACATATTCATTTACATCATCATTACTCTGAAATTCATAAACAACATCATCAGACATTATAAAGTATATACTGACAAAAATTGATTTTTTTTAATTGTTATGTTCCTTATTACATTATATGCTACTATAAACTACAACATGACTCTATTCGTTGATATGTTCCAAGTAGAGGTTCCCAAAATCAACACTTACAAAGATATCGATTATGTTGATCGATCTCAACCTGATGACATGACATGTGATCCAGGTAACTACACACGTCGCTTTTCATTTTATACTCAATGAGTTTTACAACTACGAAATATGTTGTGATTCAGTAATTCCTCAGCAGAGGGTCTATCTGATGCATTGTATTGTAACATTTTATGCATTACATCTACCAAGTCTCTTTCATCTTCTTCTGTGATATTTTTGTATCTACTTATAAGGTGTATCTCGTTATGCAATGGACTAAATGCTATTTCATTGTATCCTCTTATTTTTTTCATATCACATGTAAAAAATAAGTCTTTTTTGGGACTTGCCTCTATCATATTCAATGGGGGAAATCCTAATTTCTCAATTATTAAATACAAATGATGTTTGTTAGTGTAGTCATTAATCCATCTGTCTGCATCAAACATTATTTTATTTATTAACAGTTCATACATTGTGCACCCAGTAGCCCATATGTCTGATTTTTCATCATATCCAACATCTAATAGTATTTCAGGCGATCTGTAATAACATGTTTGTATATGCTTTCTTCTAATGTGTTGATCTGGAAATACACACAAACCCATATCAGTGAGTTTAATGCAACTATTTTCTATTTTTGGTTCATGTGTAGAAACAGTATCATCGTCATCACTATCACTTCCCTCATCGGTCGAGATGGATATTGTGGCATCACTGTAAGTGTCTGATGTTATCTCATCATTGTTGTCATTGGTGTCATTGTTATCATGGTTATCATCATTATCATCGTCACTATCCTCATCACTCTCATTATTATCTCCCAATGCATTTTTAATAAATTCCAATATTTTTGTTGCTGTTGCTTTTTTAGTATTGATTACACCTATTTTATCAATAATACATCTTTCCTCATCCCGTATTCCCTCGAGTAATATGTTTTCAGGTTTTACATCTGCATGTATTATTCTTTTCTTGTGCATATTGTTTAAACAAACAAGTGTTTGGTATATTACCTTAACAACAAAATTATATGGCAACCCTTTTTTATATGGTTTATATTTTTGACATATTCCATACATTGAATATGACATTAGTTCCATTACACAACAATAACATTCGTCATCATCAATAACACAATCAAATGTAGTCATTTGTTCAACAAAGTATGGACATTTATTTTTAACAATTTCATTTACAAGTGTCTCACGTTTCCCATGTTTGATGTATTCACATGGATGGATTTTAATAGCAAAGTATTTTTTTACAACTATGTCATATGTTAGCCATACACAACCATATGACCCACTCCCAATCTCACTAATCACAATAAATCGATTATTAATAATTTTATACTTGTAATCTGCATGTTCAGTGCTTCCACTACTGGATGACATTATAAATATATACATGGTTTTAAAACAACTCTAAATGACGACGATGGCTAAATGGGGTGATAGGGTGAACTGCATGGGAGAACTACATGGATAAATAATTACTATCACTATTGCTATTACCATTACCATTACCATTACCATTGCTGTTGCTATTACTATTACTATTATTACTATTACGACTATTATTATTTCACTCCCAGTTGCTTTCGTAATTCCCTTATCTTACTCATCAAATTTTTATTTTGTTCCTCCAAATGTTTTATTTTATCATCTCTCTTTTGTAGTTCCTCCTCATATTCATTTTTAAGTTTCTCACATGATATTTTTTTAAAGAATACTGCTTTTTTTACATCCACACACCATGTTAGTCTATTGGCACCCACTAATACAACATAGTTTGGTAATCCATTGTTGTTAAACAATCTACCACCCAATCTAAATTTTGCAGTTCCGTTTTCTTCTATCATAAAATATCTTAATTCCGTACCAAGTGATATCGTGGCAATATCATCAACCTTTTCATAATCTTGTAATTTTTCTTTTATATCGTCGGTGTCTAACATATCAGTGTATGTTATTGGTGGAGTGTTATATGTCTTGTCTTCTGTCAGTCTCATTCAATATACCAAGCTGTCCTAAAAATTTTTTAACTTTGTTCCTACGAAACCTACTTCTATCAATGTGAAATATGTAATATCTCTTTGGGGTTATTCTCCAACAAAATCTTAAACTTGGATTGAATAGCAACACCGATCTTATTTTTTTTTCATCACCTGTTTGTGGGTAGTATTGCATCCTGCAAACTATTCCATAAATGGATACCTTGTTAAGACATAGATCTACATATCTAATCACCATTCCTCTTGATAACTCCTCTGGTGTTACATATTCATATCTATCTAATGTAACAAACTTGTTTCTAATCTGATTAATCTGATATTTTATGATTTCTTCCTTATTTTCTTTTGGACGCAACATATTTATATATTTTTCAATCTCATTACGTCTCTCCTCCATATACTACATGCTAAGAATATATATAGTTTGCAGTGTGCATCAATAATGTTTTATTTTTGTTACTGTGTATTATTATGAATACTGACATGTATGATTACTATGAGGATGAAATCAAAGTAAACTCTTTGAAAAAATTCAGTAGCTCCCTGTATGTAATGATGCAATCTATAAAAAATATTTTTAAACATTGTGTTCATGTCAATGAAATGTTTTCAGAACAATCATTGAAAATATTCTTTAGTCGTTTTACTATTAAACATATTGTTACGGATGATATCAGCATTGTTGTAAATAAATTTTATATCAACAGTGATTTAAAAATAGTATCACTTCCTGATAACAGACTATACAACCTATTGGATGATTATGACCTGATTAATTTGTTGAAACATTGTTCATGTTACGATACACATGGATTTAACGCTTGTAAGTTATCAATTATGGAGGTTGCTAACATGATTAGGTGTGAGTGTGACATTAATATATGTAGTAGTAACAATTGTAATTCTATTGATTTTGTTGGTTCAAATAATCACACCATGTCACCAAATGAACAATGTGAGATAGTTATTACCAAACTCAAGTATGATGACACGCATGTTCCCCCAAATATATCATCATCAATTTCTCAGGTTACCAAACTCAAGTATGATGACACGCATGTTCCCCCAAATATATCATCATCAATTTCTCAGGTTACTAAACTCGGGTGTGATGACACACATGTTCCCTCAAATATATCATCATCAATTTCTCAAGACACTCCCCCATCTATTCCCCCATCTATTTCTCCAGTTGATACTAAAAAACAAGTATATTTAAGTGAGAGAGATTATACATATTCACGTATATACGATGATATGTTTAAACATAAAAGGATAACATGGAATTCATTACCTCCATTGTTTATCTCAAAATTTGTTGTGTATTTGTTTATGGATGGTAAAGATGAATTTGGAAATGGTGTGAGAACGAAATTGTTTGGAAGAGAAGATGAGGTTAAAATATTTGATATCCTATCGAAATCACTATGTGATGACTTTGAACCACCTGACAATGATGAATATATAGCTATAGTAAATGACTTTGTTGAGTCTCTTCCCCCAGTAAATATAATGACATGTGATGAGGTAAACCACGTTTTGAATGAAAAGGATAGGTCTAAATATGAGATGTTTAATACCATATTTACTGAACAAGACGATGATTTTGATGAGGAAAAAATTGAAAAAAAAATGTTTTAACATATATTATCAAAATGCAACGCCTCGATAATATCAATGAACTCCTTACCAGCGTTAATACTCAACTGCAAACCCTCGAGGGTCGTGTTGTTGATATATCCCCATCATGTGTCTCTATGACAATTGATGAATTAAATACTACATTTAATAAACATAGACAGCTGTATGAGATGATCTATTCATGCGTAACACTAATGGAAAAATATCATAGAATAGCATACAAAAATATGGAGGCACTGTATAAACAACACAACACTCTTGTTCCTACAACGGTAGCACCATCAATTGAACATGATAACTCTGAAAATAATCATATGTTTAATATGGGAACATCTGATACGCCCCTACGTGCAGTCGAACCAACTGTCACATCAGATGTTAAACCTAAATCGAAATCCAGAGCTAAACCTAAAGAACCAGTTGAGGAAGTTGAAAAGGATGATGTTGTGGATGATGTCGTAGAGAAACCCAAATCACGTTCAAAATCAAAGGTTACAAAGGTGGCTGAAGTAAAAGATGATACAGTGGATGTTGTGGATGTTGTGGATGTTGTGGATGCTGCGAACACCACGGACGTCATAGAAAAACCCAAATCACGTTCCAAATCAAAGGTTGTAAAAGTAGATGATGATGTCGATGTTGTAGAGAAACCCAAGTCACGTTCCAAACCAAAGACAGATGAGGAACCATCAGAAAAAGATGAAGCAGTTGATGTTGTAGAGAAACCCAAAACACGTTCCAAGCCAAAAGCAAAGGCGGTTGATGTAAAAGATGATGTAGATGTTGTGGATGTTGTGGAGAAGCCCAAATCACGTTCCAAGCCAAAGGTTACAAAGATGGATGAAGTAAAGGATGATACCATGGATGATGTGGATGTCGTAGAGAAGCCCAAATCACGTTCCAAATCAAAGGTTACAAAGGTAGTCAAAGATGATTAGACATATATGGTTTGTTATGATGGTACCCATACCCATCAAAAATTGATTTATTTATAATTTACAGTGTTAATATTAAAATGGATACTGATATTAACACGTATGTTGATTTCATGCAGAAACACTATATCCCCAAGGACTTCGACAAGAGTAAGATAACACATACCCTACTCGGTCCGATGGCAAAGGATATAAATAACTGCAGAGGAAGTTTCTACATTGATGGTTATGATTTTGAGTTATTCCTCAAAGTCTATAAAAACGTCATAGGTAAAATTCCTTTGCACATTGTTGAAAGACATAATCCCAACAAAATCGGTCCGCTAATTGTAGATTTAGATTTTGATACAATCTACAACACACGTACATATACACAAAAACATGTTAAGCAAATTACTAAAATTATAAATGAAGTCATTTGGGAAACATTCAACATATCAAAGGATTTAATAAAAGCATTTGTGTTTGAAAAGGATTATCCAACACAGAAAAAAGAAAACTGTTACAAAGATGGTTTTCACATAATCTATCCAGATATTCCAATGAATGTCGAAACAAGATATTATGTATTAAATACCTCATCAAAAAGAATATATGATGCTGGTATCTTTGATGATGTCCCATACAATAACTCATTTAGTAAAATTTTAGATCCATCCGTAATCATAAGTAATGGAATTCTTATGTACAAATCACACAAGGAAGGAAGAACTCCATACGAACTCACTGCCGTGTATAATTTTGATGTAACAAAATGCGATACATTAGAATACACTGATGATGACATTGTAACACTCACATCTCTTCGTAGATATTCTGTGGAAGATGAATTCACACCTGTTGATAAAATAGGAAAACTCATCTGTAAAACAAATATTACACAATTTAACTTACCAAATGATACAATGAGTGACACAATAAGTGAAACACACAGCAATCGAATAAACAACCAAACTAAGCAATCAAACAACCATTCTACTAAATCACCAGGTAATTTTAATAATATGTCATCCACACCAGGTGATGTATCATGTGACATAGAATTTTCCAAACAAATTCTTCTTATCCTATCACGACATCGTGCAGATGATTACAATGATTGGATTCGTGTGGGTTGGGCATGTCATAATGTGAGTATAACATTACTCGATGACTTTATTAAATTTTCAAAACAAAGTTCTAAATATGAAAATGGTTGTTGTCAAAAGGTTTGGACTCATGCCAAGACTACAGGACGTATGTATTCCATCGCATCATTATGTTGGTGGGCAGAAGAAGATAATAAATATGCATATGAAAAAATTCTCTACAAACGCAATATGATGAAAATCAAAGAAACAGAATCATGTTCTCATGATGATTTTGCAAATCTCATTCATAAGTTATATGGACACATATTTAAATGTGTCAATATATCAAAAAATAAATGGTATAAATTTGAAAACAACTGTTGGTCATTTGATGATTCAGCATGTGCATTAGTTAAGAAGATTACAAATGAACTCCCATCCGCTATCGAACATCTTGGTGCATCATATCTACAAACAATTACAGATGATACTGACATCGAAGAACTTGGTAAAAAAGGAAAGGGTATTAAAAATGTCCTCAAAAAACTAAAAAATATAAATTTCATCAAACAAATCATTTGCACTTGTACATATAAATTCTTTGATGATAAATTTCTTGAAATTCTTGATACCAACAATGATATCATCGCATTCAAAAATGGAGTGTATGATTTATCAACATTATGTTTTCGTCAAACAACTCCTGATGATTATGTATGTCTAAACACTGGTTATGATTATGACAACACGATCACATTCGAATCCACAGAGATACAAGAAATAGAAGACTACTTCCACAAAGTCCAACCAGATCCAAGTATGAACAAATACGTACTCACTCTCATTGCAAGTTTCTTCGATGGTTACACATGTAATCAAAAATTTATTGTGTGGACTGGAACTGGATGTCATGATGCAAGTATGAACATTTATATGGCTGATGGACATACTAAAAATATTACAGAAGTTAAAATAAATGATAAAGTATTGGGTGATGATAATCATACGCGAGTTGTACAAAAACTTTATAGAGGTACAGATACATTTTATAAGGTAACTCTGTCAGATGGTTTAAGAACATCATTCCGTGTGACATACAATCATCGACTTGCTGTTCGATCACATTTCAAATCATACTTATACTACAGTAATTTACGTTACTATGTAGAATATCACATCTTTAAAAAAACATGGGGTCCGATACATGTTATCAAATCCTTTGATACTGATGATGAATGTATGGCACATCATATTAAAATATGTAAGTTACCTAACTACATCGCATATGGAACAATCATTCCATTTCATACAGTTACGTGGCATCTACGGAAACATGAGGAAATTCTAAAAGAATACAAAATGTTCAAACGTGGTTCCCCAATGAGAGATGATGTATTATTCACTGTTGATGTGGACGCTCCTGGAGAATACTTTGGAATTGAGTTAGATGGTAATCAACGATATGTTATGGAAAACGACTACGTCACTTACAATTCAAATGGAAAGTCTGCGACAGTTGACTTGTTACAGAATACATTAGGTGATTATGCAGGTGTCCTTCCAGTTAATGTATTAACAAAAAAACGAGGTAACTCTGGAGAAGCCACACCTGAGTTGGCAGATAAAAAAGGAAAGAGATTTCTTAGTATCCAAGAACCTGAACACAATGATGTGATCTATGTTGGTCAAATGAAAGAATTAGTCGCAGGTAATGATAGAATTGCAGCACGTGCTCTATATGAAAATCCCATATACTACAATCCACAATTTAAGTTAGCACTAATCTGTAACAAATTACCTGAAATTCCTTCAGATGATGGCGGCACATGGAGAAGAATTCGTGTCACACCTTGGACTTCGATGTTTGTCGATGATCCAAAAAAACCTGGTGAATACAAAAAAGATACTAAACTATCTGACAAAATGAAAAGTTGGGGTCCTGCATTTGCATGGTATGTATTAAACAAGTATTATCCAATGTACAAATTAGAAGGACTTATTGAACCTGACACAGTTACAATGTATACAGACAGATACAAAATGACAAGTGATTTCTATTATGAATTTTTCACTGATTGCACTAACACTACTGGAAAGGATGATGATGTTGTAAGATTAGATGTAATGTATACTTTGTTCAAAAAGTGGTATGGTATCAACTACTCTGCAAAACCTCCTCCTAAAAAAGAATTAAAAAGTTATCTTCAAAGCAAACAAACGTTTGTTCTTGATGGCAGTCTGGTTAAGGGAATTGAATTGACAGAATCATAGAGGTTACGCTGTAACATATTACATAGTTAATACATTTTTATTTATACATATTATAATGGAACAATATGTATTGTTTGATATAAGTTCTAATACATTAACATATGTTGATAAGCAAGATGTTATGAATAAATTACTCAATAATGATGCCCGTGTGCCAACAGAAGCTGATATGTTGAATTATCACAAAAGTAAAAGGGGAACGATCACTTTGAAATATCCAGAACCAAAGAAAAATATCCAACATATTAAACAATCAATTTCAAAAATAGATACACATATTCCTTTGTATGATATATACACTGGTAACATATTTATTGTTGAACCTGATAAAGTGTTTGAATATGTAACTTGGAAAAATTACAGATTTCCTGATGAGATATTACTATCAAAACTCAAACAAAATAAGAATACAAAATCAAATAAAATAAACAAAACAGATCAACTCATTGAAAGGAAAAAACATAACATTGAAAATACAATATCATTTATGAAACATTTTAACATACCACTTCTATTTAAATCATATGTTTTTGCATTCTATCAATATGCAACATGGGGAGGAAAAATGATTACAACATGTATTAACTCATCATTCGATCCTTTGTTTAAACATGTTAAACCATACTACACTGTTAATGAATTGATTAATATTGCACAAATTGAGGCAAATGAAAAGAACAACGTGTCCAAATATATCAATCTTCCCAACGTGAGTTCTCTTTGTGATATTGCAACTGAAAAACAATTGTCCTCAAAAATTCTTATTGCTCATCAACAACACATCATATCAAACAATCTTGCAGGAATGATCCAGTACTATACACTTCAGGGTAGTTATATAATGAACAAATATTTGAGGTCACTTACAACTTACAACTACAAAAACGATTATCTTGAAAAAATAATTCACACCATGTGGAACTTAATACTCAATGCCCCAAAGTTTGATAAACCATATACACTTTATAGATTTGTACATAAAGATGATTTCATATGTAATCTAAAAATAGGAGGTGTGTATAAAGAAAATGGATTTCTTAGTACATCCAGAAATCCATTCTGTAAGAATGACATAACAAAATTTGGAAAAATACTTATGAAAATAAATATTCCTCATAATATATCTGGTATTGCTCTTTGTTTAGAAACATTGTCACATTTTAGTGATGAGGAAGAAATTATTTTCCCACCAAATACTTCATTTAAACTTGTGGCAAGAAATGATGATGTTGTGTATTATCATACAGATCCACAATTTACATCACAAATAACAACTCGTTATGAGTTTGAATGGATATCAAATGAAAATCCATCAATCACAAGAAAAGATAAATATGAACATAAAGAAGTTAATATTAATGATGTTTTTAACAATGTTCATCCCTGTAACTTCTCTGAAAAGGTAAATCACTTTATTTCGAATTTTGTTGATCCACTAAATCAAATACATATTACACTTGATGATAAACACTTTACATTATTTTTTGAAAAATATGATAGCACTGTTGCTTACAAAGATTACTATGCAATCAATACAACAAATGGATATGCACTATATACAATATACAACAATCATATTTTATTTTTTATTGAAATTGGAGAAGTTGATAGTGTAACACAAATGCATGTAAATTATTGTGCAAGATACAGTAATGTCAATATGCAAGATGTTATTAGTGATAAAACATTTATTTCATTTATTTCTCAGTTAGCATACTTCTTTGGAGTGTATCATGTTATTATCTATTCATCATATATTGCATGTGATGATTTATCAACAAATGTGTATTGTACTGATTTGTATAACTACTTGGCAAATGGTACAAGGAGATATGAAAATGATAATATGTTAAATATTGAAATTAAACCATTGTTTTCATTCAATGCTCTCGATTCATTAAAATCAATAGATGCAATAACCATACTTGATAAATATGATACAGATGAGTGTTTTAACATATACAATAACTTAAAGGGTGGAACATCAATAGTTGATTTCTATTTATGGTTAAAGAAAAATAATTGTAAATACATTGATGTATTTACACAAAAGATTAATAAAATTATGAAATATGATAATCCATTTATCAATGATGTGTATGTTCTCGATGTTATGATATATTTGTATAATAATGGGTTTATATCAATTTATCCAACACATGGTACAGTGGATGTTATGCCAAAAAAACGAATTGACTATACTGAAATGGTATAAATTAACATAATATCTATTTATTAATCATAAATAGATTCATCAAATGATTCGTCGAGTGATACACCAACTGTTCCTTTATATGGTTCATCAAATGATACACCATTATATATGCGTGGTTCACTCTCACCCAAGTAGTGTTTCCTACATAATGGTAAATAGTTATCAACACCAATTATAATTTGTTCATTTTCATTTGTTATTCTTTTGGTAAATATTGCAGGTGTTCCATCACTACACATTGCACAAAATCCATGAACTTTAATAACCTCATTGCAGTATGGAATCAAATCCAATAATTTACCAAATGGTCTTCTTAAATAATCACCATCCAATCCAGATACAACTATGTTTTTGTTGTATTTTTCACACCATATCACAGTGCATTGAACAATGTCTTCAAAGAATTGACCCTCATTAACAAGTATAACATCAGCACTCCTAATAATGTCGATTGATATGTCTGTTAAGTCTCTTGCTTTTATACATTTATAACGTGCACCATTGTGACTATAAACATATTCATCATTTCCATATCTATCATCATCAATGTAGTTGATACAAATTGCAAGTTTTCCTATACTTGACCACCTGTTACACTCCTGGAGTAACTCCGTAGTCTTGCCTGAAAACATACAACCTATAATCAATTTAATGGACATTTTATATTTATTGTAAAATATTAAATTTTCATTTTTTTTATACACCTAATCCACCTCATTTAGTAGATTGTTAATGATGTCTGTCTGCTTACTTTGTATAATATCGAAAATACTTGTTCCATCACATGAACCAATAGTTTCAATGGGACTGACTTTATTCCTTTCCATAACATGGTTAAACATATTTATCAATTCAGTTGTTCGTTTTGCACATTCAGCGTAATGTTCTTCACTTGGTTCTATTGTTCTGACCCATTTAAGAGTTTCATTCGTTTTGTCAATTACGGCATCATCAGTGCACATATCGAGTATGGTAAAACATGTTTGTTTTAATTCATCAATTTCATTGTCGTGTTTAAGTATGTCATCATTATACAAATTCATTATGTTATTACATTTTTCATTTATCTCATCTATTTTTATTGCATACTCATTTTTGTTTGATGTAGTATGCACATGTAACCACAGGAGAGTATCATCAACATAATCCCTCAATTCATTTTTATGTTCAGATGTAATGTTTAGGTTCTCACTTGAAATAATATCAAATATTGAAAAACACAAATTGTTCAATGCTTCCTTAATTTCCTTCAAATCGTTTTTATCATTGTTAGTCATTCCTGTTTCATTATCTATTTTTTCAAATGGCGTGTTGGTCATGTCCTCATCTCTCCCATAAACAGTTGTTAGTGTCTCATTTGTTGTTTCAAATGCATCAGTCAAATCTTTTGTAATTACTGTGTAACACTTTCGTAGTTCTTCTGTGGCATATTTATAGTAATCATCATCAATTTCATTTGTTTTTATATATTCCATTATGTTGATTGCGAGTTCATTTGTACTTGTGTGTTTAAGTATCTTTGTACATAGATCGTTTAATTCATAGGTCATTAGTTTATTCCTTCTATTAATTTCATCATTCACTTCATATTCTTTTGCTTTTTTAATCATTGCTTCAATTTCTTCATTTGTTAATCTGTTTTTATTACTTGTTATTGTAAGTGTTGATGATGTGTTTGTATCTAAATCTTCTGCGGTAACGTTGATAATTCCATTCTGATCTATTTTAAAAGTAATCAATATTTCAGGGATACCTTTTGGTGCAGGCTTTATTCCCGTTAATTCAAACTCACCAACTAAAAAATTATCTGATGTAAGTGATCTCTCTCCTTCATAAACTTTAATCGTAACACTCTCAACATTATCATTATCTGTTGAATATATCTTTTGTTTTTCGATTGGAATGATGCTGTTGCGATGAACTAATACATCCATAATCCCTCCCATTACTTCTACACCTAATGACAACGATATCACATCGAGTAGAATAATAGATTTTGAAAATGGATCATTTTGATTTGTTATTAGATATGCCTGGATGGCTGCACCTGTTGCAATTGCCTCATCTGGGTTGATTGTGCAATTCGGTTCTTTATCAAAAATATCTTTAATTAATTGTTTTACTTTTGGTGTTCTTGTCATTCCTCCAACAAAAATAATATCATTAATATCACTTGTGGTGATGTTACATTCTCTTAATATATCATGTATGGGTTTAATACCCAATAGAAAAAGGTCATAACAAATTTTTTCATAATCATACCGTGTTATCTCATAAAATAAATCTTTACCATCATAGAAATCTTGAACTGTAATGTGTGTTTTGTTATTTGTTGATAGTATTTTCTTTGCCTGCTCACAACTATGACGAAGTCTCTGTAGTGACATACGTGATAGATTTTTTTTAACATCCTCTATGATATATCCCTGCTTACTAAATTTTGATATACTGTACATCATTAGTCGATTATCAAAATCACTTCCTCCTAATCGCATATTACCAGTTGATGCAATTACTTCAAATATACCATTTTCAATATTCAATAGTGTTACATCGAGTGTTCCTCCTCCAAAATCATATACAATTACCTTCATCTCTTTTGAATCACTCCTTTGCATTAACCCATATGCTAATCCTGCTGCGGTTGGTTCATTAATAAACCTCAAACAATCTATCCCTGCAATCATAGCTGCATCTTTAGTTGCTTGTCTCTGTCCATCATTAAAATTTGCTGGAATTGTTATGATTGCCTTGGTTACAGGAGTTTTTAGATATGTTGATGCCATGTTTTTTAACTTCATTAGAATTGCAGCCTGGATTTCTTCGGGTGTAAATAATTCATTGTTCTTTATTTTTGATACTAATTTTATGTTTCTGTTGCTCTCATCAATGTCATATGATAGAAATCGACGCTCCTTATTTACCATTGGATCATCATATTTACGTCCTATTAGTCTTTTAACTTCATAGAATACATTTTCAGGGTTTAATTCACTCTGATTTTTTGCATCAATACCAACATATCTATTTACATTTGTATATGCAACATAACTCGGTATTGTCTTATTTCCATATTCATCTGGAATTATCTCGACATCGTTATTTCTCCATATTGCCACACAACTATTTGTTGTTCCTAAATCAATTCCAACTATGTATTCCATTATATTATTCAATACATAATATGATGGTTTATATTGACACAAAACACTACATTAAAAATATTACATAATACTCATCATCCCTTCCTCTGTCTATTTCTATACTGTTCAATAGTTGATGTTTCTGGTTGACTGCTACATTGTTCAATAACAACATTTATTCTTTTAGGCTCTGCAGGTTGAACTGTAACATTAGATTGAACTGTAACATTAGATTGGACTGTAACATTAGATTGAATTGTAACATTAACTTTTTTATGTTCAACCTTGGGTTCGACTATCCCGCTTACTGTTTGTCCTCCATCCAACTGACGTTCCTTATACATATTGTTAATTTCTTTTATTTCTTCATCTGTTAGGTCATTAGTCTCCATAAATTTTTCAATTAGATTATCAATGCGACTACTCTCTTTGGCAAGTTTGTTTTGTTCCTCAATAAAATATTTTTTAACATCATCATCACCATTTTTTTTCGGATCATGTTGAATACGATATTTGTATTTGTTCACATATTCAAATTCTTTTTTGTAGTCATCTTGATTTGACAATGAATACAGAAGACCCAATTCTTGGTTATGTTGTTTTAAAATGCTGTATAATTTTTGTAATTCATTATCCAACTTATCTTTACTTTTATCCACATCATTTATTTTATATACAATTAGATCTTCTCTTTTTCTAAACTGTTTTGAGTAATCTTCATTTAAAAGAATATTTTTGTATGGGGCGTTTGTTCTTTTATTCCACCATTCTTCCATTATTTTTGGTACTATTTTATTAGCCTCATCAACATATTGAGTTTTTTTTTCATTAAATTTCTGAATCATTTCACGGTCGTTTAACTTTTCTGCAACAATTGGTTTGATAACATAATTCACTAATTGTTCATTTGGTACACCCAATTGTTGTGATAATGGATTAATGGGTTTATTTAGTGTTGGTTTTGCTGGATTGTGATATTTATGAACCAAACGATTTGCCATTTTATATTTTTCTAATTGATAAAAAAGTTATGGTTATTAACACCATAGAATAACAATGTTTGTTGGGTTGTCATAATTACAACAATAACAAACATTATATATATTTATTCTATATGGATAGCGACTCTATAACAATCTCATCATTTCTCAAAACAATCAATATACAGTTTAAACATCACCAAAATGAGACTATTAAAAAAATAACAGAAAAATTTATTAATGCACAGCCAGTTAATCTCACTCTTAAAGAAACAACAACCTTATCAAAACTACAAAATGAACAATCTGAACCATATGGTTATCCACTCATGTATCTACTCTGGAGAGATATATACAATGATGGAGAACATCGTGATTATTTTAGAGATGTTCCAAATTTAATGAATTACAATCTTTTTACTCAATGGTATCGAACACATCAGCATTTAATTAATATGGATAAGGTATTTTCCAATGCATCATCAGAGTATGTTAAAATAATGGAAGATAGAAAAGCAATTTATGCAAATAATTTGATATCCCTTGAAATCCAATATCAAACAGAAACAAATGATATGCTTCTTGAACATTTTGAGGGAAACTACATAAGTATTGATTTGTATTCATTTAATGGAGTACCCAAACCAGATTTAAATCTTGTGACGAAAATAGTTGAATTTATGCGTTCATTAAGTAGCAACACAAAAAAACATGTTACCATAATTATTTTGTGTGGTACAGCAAAAAAATCTCTTCCTCCTGCGTTGGAAGTTGTATGTCCTGATAACACCAATTCAGGATTGAGTTCTACAACTGATTGCATGGATGCACAATCATGTAATGGCTCATATATATTTTTGTGGCGTATTGAGGAACTATATAAAGTATTGATACATGAATTAATACACTACTTTAGGCTTGATTTTAATATGACAGATGATATCTATCATGATTTTACGAAATATACTGAAACAACATTCCTTGTTAATGAGAATGATAAACCAAATGAGGCTTACACTGAATTTAATGCAGTAGTGTTGCATTCTGTTGTGTTCTCACAGTTACTACAAATGGATTTCAATGATGTAATTAACGATGAGATAAAGTTTTCATTGTTCCAGGTTGCTAAGTTATTGGTTTTCTATGGTGCTGACACACTCAATCAGATATATCAAACCAACCCAACGCATGTGGAAATTAAACAAACAACATCTATATTTTCATATTTCTTCTTAAAGACGTTTATCCTCCTATCGTTTGCCTCAATCATTGGTACAAATAAGGTTAATTACATCAATGTTATTAAACATAACATCCCCAAAATAACGAAGGCAATAGACTACCTCATACAATGTGTTAAGGACTGTATACGTGCCAATGATGACCCCTTTATAATGAACACAATGAGGATGACATGCTACTCAAAAAAATTGAATAATTAATAACTTATTATAAAAATAAAAATGGAGGCTGATAAGATATATCTTATTTACGCTAAGTACGTCAATGACGTTGTGGATTCACCAGTGGTCAGTTCACCATCATATATGTTAGATGCATTCGATATCAGGTTCCTTGCAACACATCAATTCTGTAATGTAACGCGTGTTAATGAAATAAGTGGATTTGGTAAAATGGATCTATTCTATCATGTGTTACATTATGAATTTGAATATCTCGAAAATGCTGCATTGATTATTGTTGTGGGGTTCAACATTGAAACATTTAATGATTATTTCCTAAATGTTCCAACATCTGTTCCTCAATTTCGGTTCATGAAAAAATTATGTGAAAACCACTTAAAATATGTTCGTGCATACAATTATGTTAAATCAAAATACATATCATCCTACACACACGAGGATGTTGTGAAACATCTTGTCGACAGTGTCAATAATGTAATAATCTATCATTCACAAATAGATGATCACCAAGATATATTAACATGTAATTTGTATCCATATCAAAAACGAAATATTAAAAAAATGATTGATATTGAAAATAATCCCAAAACAATGACTGTTCAACTCTGTGGAGAACTGAATTTGGGAAAAGTAAAATATTGTGATGATGGGTTGGTTCCACTTGGAGAATCAAACTTTATAACATTCAACAGCGGTGCCCTTGTAGATGAGGTTGGATTAGGAAAGACGATTCAAATAATTATGTTGTCCATTCTCAATCCATTGGTTGGATATCAACCACCAACGTTAGCATCGTCTGCATCGTCATCATCATCCGCACCCCCACTTCCAACGCTGTTTAATTCAAAAGCTACATTAATAATATGTCCAAACAATGTATGCAATCAATGGTTTGATGAGATTGAACAAATGATTAAGAAAACTCACGGGTTAAAAGTCTACAAACTATTCACAAAAATACACCATGATAAGATTTCATACAGTCAAATGTTTGATGCAGATTTTGTAATTACAACATTTAACTTCTTATCAAACAAATCATATCAGGGTGTTCATAATGTGGGATGTGGTGATGTAACTGATTTTGCAACCACTGCTGTTAATATTAACATTATTAATTGGCATAGAATTGCAATTGATGAATTCCATGAGTTAGCTGATAAACCCAAAATAATCGATGTAGTACAAGGGTTAAATTCTAAATTTAAATGGATTGTAACAGGAACACCATTTGCGCATTCATTGAACTTTGAAAAGATAATACAATTTACATCAGTAAGAAATGCAACAATGTCATCATCAAACATATTAAAAAATAATGAAATTATTGAACACCTCAATACTTCATTCTTTATCAGAAATACAAAGGAATCAATCAAAAATGAATGTGTTGTACCATCAATTAAAGAAACAAATATATTCCTCGACTTCTCTGAAATAGAAAGAGTTGTATATGATTCATACAAGGCAAACTCGGAAGTTGATGAATATAATGAAACATTGGTACAATTATGTTGCCATCCTAAAATTGCAGACAAGTTTAATAAATTAATTGGTAAATGTGAAACATTAGATGAAATCAAACACATGATGCTTATTTACTATGAAACAGATGTGATTGAATTAACAGAAAAACTTAATCAAAAGAAACAACAACTTGCAACATTTAAACATGATATTAAAATGAAAATATTTGACCTTCAGAAATATCAACTGTCTACCATTGGTTATTCATCAGAAATAAATTTGTCACCACCACCAAACACTCGACTGTTCAATGAAATTAATAAATTCATTGTTATTTGTGATGAGACACAACCAAAAATTATTGAGTTACTCAGTCAATGTGGTTCAATTGATTCTCAGGTACTGCATACTTTAAAAGTAAAACATGATAGTTGTGAAAGAGAGTTGATTAAACTGAGTAAAGAACTGTCAGGCAAACAATCTTCTCTCGAGTATTACAAAAGATTTCTCGATAGGATAAAAGACATACGTTCTAAAAGTATTACTCATAGTTCGAGTAGTTCATCAGTCGATGCATCGAGTAGTTCATCAACGAGTTCATCAAATGACAATGATGATGATGACTATCATAAATGTGTTATCTGTTTGGAGAATGTACCTGATTATCAACTTGTATTCACCATATGCGGACATATGTTTTGCAGGGCATGCATTACAAGTTATCTAAACATTAAAAAGAATTGTCCAACATGTCGTGGTGCATTGGAACCATCACAAATATATGCTGTTAGGGGAGTTAATGACAATGGTGATAATGAACTTGGTGCAAAACTAACAGCACTTATCACATTTTTAAAAAATTGTGATAAACATGTTATCATCTTCTCCCAATGGGATAATATGCTAAAACTACTCGGATCAACATTATCAAAAAATGGAATTAAAAATGTATTCTGCAATGGTAACGTTATGCATCGCTCAAAAATATTACGCGAATTTAATAATACTGATAACACAAAAGTTATTATGTTATCATCAAAAAATAGTGCATCAGGAACTAATCTCACAAAGGCAAAGGTTATCATATTGTTTGATATTGTTAATGGCACAACAGAACAAATTAAAAGTATTGAAAATCAAGCAATTGGTAGATCACATCGTATCTCTCAAAAAGACCAAGTAGAAGTAATTAGATACATCATAAAAGATACTGTGGAAGAACTAATCTACAACAAATGTTATAAGGATGCACATATATTATCTTAACGTCGTTACTTCTAACACACTTAAAGATATAATGCCCTATAAGAATTAATGGATAGTTATGATAAAAACATGGTAGATACAACGTCCAACTCGGACACTGATTCAGAAACATGTTCATACACATCTGGAAGTATCGATGAGGATATTGATATTATGACTTTTTTTTCTAAGAAAGAATTATGTTATTATAAAATGATTGATAAGTTTTTTTCTAATTGTGATGACAAGGCTATCCAGAAAATGGTTGATATAATTGAGGGTAAATGTGATATATCCCTTAGAGTGATTGATTGGTTCGTTAATAAATTCACAAAGAAACGAATTGACAAAAATACTGTTAGCTTTGATTATTTCAACATCAGAATTAGTTACAAGGCTCAACTCAAATCATATAAAAAACATTACTTCGACCCATTTAGAAGAAGACAAAAATTTAAATACTATTATAATTTTTCATCTGAACTAAATGAAAAAAAATGTATATATACCACACTTGGACAACTTAATTTTTTTAAATGGGCTATTGCAAATGATATAATAAATGTTGTTGAACAAAATCTATTATTTATCTCATCGGCAATGAATATATCAAATATGGAAAATAAAAGAAAGAAACAAACAGTTCAACCAGTTGAACAAAAAACAATTCAACCTGTTAAACAAGAAGAAAAAATTTCTAAACAAATTTTACTTGTTTTTAATTGACAGAGTGATACCATATAAACGTATATTCATACACCATAAATGTATACATGTACATCATCCATCATTACACCATTATTGTATCATCACAATTGACGTGATAATACTCTCACAATATACACACCATTTCATCTCACCATGTTATTTTATATCACCATGTCATCATATCATTTCATTTCATCTCATCATACCAATTCATCTCATCATACCACTTTATTTCATCATACCATTTCATCATACCATTTCATCATACCATTTCAATCATACCATTTCATCATACCATTTCATCATACCATTTCATCATACCATTTCATCATACCATTTCATCATACCACTTTATCTCTCTCTATCTCTTTAAAAAATTGATTTTTATTTTTTTCTAAATATAGTTTGTAATGAATTCAACTATTATCACACACGCAAAGGTTCCATCGTGTCCCTCATGTGCAAATGATAAGATTGTTGAGGATGTTCATGAGGGTATTATTGTATGCACATCATGTGGTCAAATACTCATGAACGATTTGTTGTGTCATCGGGAAAATATAAATCCCTTCTTTTCTATCACGACACCTTCATATAAATCAAACAATCTACAATGTGTTCGTTCCAATAGTTCTCTCTACAACGACAGAAGTATGAACAAGACATTCAACCTAATACATTCCATATGTGTAAATGAAAAAATACCAAAGCGTACAGAAGATGATGCACGAAATATGTATAAACAAGTTTGCGAATATAATGTTGCTGAACAAAAGAAATTATCTGATAGCATATCAAGAGGAATGAACAGACATCACATAGCTGCTGCAAGTATTTACTTTGCATGTAAAAGAAATGGAAATAGTAGATCACCAAAAGAAATTGCAAACATATTCAACATCGATATACCAAAAATGAGTAAATATTGTAAGAAATTTAAAAATATACTTGTTAAAAAAAAGTTTGATGTTGATGTAAATACTGCAGATATTGAACAATTTGTTAAAAGGTATTGTACAACACTTAATATTATAAAATTATATACAAAAGAAGCAATCGATTTGTCATCCAATGTAAATGTACTAAAGTTATCATCAGACCATACACCACCCTCTATGGCTGCCGCTATCATCTCACATATTATTAAACAAAATAATCTTAAAATATCTCAAACTCAATTGGCTGATATGACACATATATCAAAATTTACAATCACAAAAATTAGTAGTAAAATAAAAAATGTAACAACTGATGAACTCGAATGCGTGAATGTTGGAAATGAACATACAAGTAACACATGTAACACATGTAAGACAGATGACATCCCCAAGGAAGTATATGAACGTATGGTTAAATTTGGTATCGCATAGTCACATATCTTTACACCTCCAGACATTCAGAACATTTAAAATCAATTAAAACTCTATCAAGGATGTCTCTTATATTAGCAACACACACACAATTAAAAGTATCATTCAATATTATGTTATTTTTTGCAATTTGTACGAGTTCTGATTTATTTTCTTCAGGAATAAACACCACTCTTACTCCTGCATATTTACATCCAAATATCTTTGCTTCCAAACCACTAATTCCCTTTATGTAACCATTTAAATCGATATCACCAGTTATTGCAATATTATTTTTAATTTTCTTATTTGTAAATACTGACATAAATGCAACAACACATGCAACACTCGATGATGTCCCATCTTTTGGGATGGATATATCAGGAGTATGAACATGTAGTCCATATGGATTTAAACTTAAAAATTTTTTAAATATTGTTTTTCTAATCATGTTACTTGCAACAGTAAATGCAAACAACATTGACTCTCTCATAATATCTCTTTGTTGTCCCGTAAACTTTAATTCAAATTTTTCACCAATAACATTTTTGTATATGGCAATTGGTAGGATACCACCAACACCATGAGATGTTGTGTAGATTGCATTTACAATTCCTACTTCACTTGTTGGTTGAATTTTACGTGTGTTAAAATTATTTCTGTGTAGGCACATATCAACTATTTTTGTTGTGATTGAAATTGGTTCTGTATCATCCATTTGTGTTATTCTATCTTTGTTTAGTTTGAGTATTATCTTTTCTATATTTCTTTTTAAATCTCTAACACCAGCTTCATGGGTAAAGTTGTTTATGATGTAGTTTATAACATCTGTTTTTATTGAAATTGAACCATCAACCATTCCCGTATCACATAATATATCTTTAAACATGTAATCCTTTACAATTGAAATCTTATCATCAACACTAAATGGTTTTACTTCTATTACTTCCATCCTATCCAATAATACTTTATCAATCTTTGTAATATCATTAAATGCAAAAATAAATAATACCTTGTCAATAGGAAAATTAATATCCTGGAAAAAATTATCATTAAATTCTTTATTCGTTAATGGATCAATCACATGTATAAGTGTATCATGTATTTCATTTGTACCAAACTTTGTTCCTGTCTTATCAAGTTCATCAAAAAACATAATACACCGTGACTTTCCAGATTCCACCATTCTTTTAACAATTAACCCTGGAACTGATCCACTGTATGTAATTGAATGCCCAATTAATACAGCACTGTCATTGACACCCCCAAGATTTATTTGTGTAAATGGTATTCCAAGAGTTTTTCCTAATGCTCTTGCAATAAGAGTTTTCCCCACGCCAAGCGGACCCAATAATCCGATTGCCTTTCCCATACTCATTGGATTACACAACCATTTACCAAGAAGGTTGATGATTGTGTTTTTACATTCGTTGTGTCCATAAACTATTTCATTTAAATCATTCAATGTTTTCTCAAGAATGCTATGTATCTTACATAATCGACGTGTTGGTGTAACTGCACTCGCAAATATGTCCTCTCCACAATTCCATGGATAGTTTGCTATTATCTTAACAAACTGATGATGTTTGGAATATTCAATATTATTCATTTTCATTTCATTAATTTTTTCAAGTACTATTTTTTTAATCTCATTGGGTATGTAATGATTAGTAATTACTTGCTTTTTAATATCTGTATCAGTTGTGTTATTCAAACTACTAATTTTATTCAACTCCTCTGCAACATAATTGTACCGTGTTGTTAGTTTTATTTGTTCCTCAATTGTACAGTGTCTCGATATGATGTTATGCACAATGTGGGTGTTATCCTTAAGAACACCAAATAATAATCCTGCATTGCTATCACCCTTTTCTGTATCACCCATTAACAAACATGTTATTATGTAATGCTTTTGTTTTAGGTCAGACTGCATAAAACTATCAAACAATTCTCTAAAACTCATAGCCAAATATGTTATGTATGTATTAAACCGATTAACTATTTTTTTTACAAATACGTTATCATCCGTTATTGTGAGTAACTCCCCAATTGTTATTTTTTCAATATATTTCTTTTTAAATTCATGTGGAATTATCTGTGTATCATCATGTTCATCAATTATTGTTTGTATATGTTCTTTTTTATCCACAATATATTTCCATAGTGGATTAGGTATTTTTGTTAATGAATTAACACAATCATATCGAAATATACCCTTTATGTTGACATCATTCACAGAAACAACATAATAATCATCAATTATTTGTAAATTGCATAATTTTGTATTATTACATTTGCACAACTCAACCCCATCATACTCACACTCACATCCACTCTTTTCATCACTATTGTCACAAGTGTCTTGCTCTACTGAATCACATATGTGTGGTATAACAATAATCCCATTTGGTATCTCTGTTGAACACTCAATTACACTACCAAATACATAATCACTCTCATTCACACACTCTACTGCCACTGGAATAAAAATTAAATCAAGTATGTCAATTAATTCATGTGATTCAAACGTTTTACTCGTATCACATCTCCAAATCTTACATATATCCCTTATTGAACATGTACCTATTGATATTATTATATTTTGTATGATTTCAAAAACAGTTTGTTCATTCACATCATCGAGTGTCTCAGAACTATCTAATCTATCCAAACTATCTAATTTGTTTAACTTACTTAACTTGTCTGATTTAATCAATTGGATGGGATTGTTTGTCTTGGATAGCTTACTTGGTTTGTTTTGTTGAGTTGGTTGGTTTGGTTGGTTTGGTTTATCCATTTTGTGTTCATTGTTTATTTTACATATAGCATTGTTTATTTTCGTCATGTACTCAATCCTAACATTTTCATCAATCATACAACTGTCGTAAAGATATGTTACATGATATATAAGATGGTTTATTACTTGTAAATAATCATTGTTGTTCATCTATATAATTACAACAAAAATAAATGTTTAATATAGGTGTGTTGCTTTTTGAAAATAATAATGTGGAAAATAAGTATAACGGATGACAAGCCAGACAGACACTACAGCACCTCAAACCGCAGACCAGACAACGGAAAAGAAAGAACCCATGAGAACATTCAGAGCCGTCTTTATGAACCCTGAAAACGCTTATACTACATATGGTAGATATCGTGCTACCAAACCTAAATTGGCAGGTAGCAAGGGATTGTCCTCAATTTATAAGCTGTACAAGAAATATGCTTCCGAACATGCTGGTTTTAAATTTCCTGAATCCACTCAATTTGGTGTTTTTGAAACTGCCCCATCTGGAGATAGGAAATTCCATTGGTATGAAGGAAGAATTAAAGAACTCGATACCCCCGTTGTTGTTACAATTAATCAACCAAACTCAACAGGCAAAAATGAAATTACGTACAAACATATTAATATTGTTAAAGCTTTGAAACCTGATGAGTATAAATCTATGGAATTGTTTAAACTTGCAGAATCAGAGGTGTATAAGAAGAAAAGAGACTCCAAGGAACAAAGCGATCAGGAAGGTGGAAAAAAGAAAAGGGTTAAGAAAGAGAAACCAGTTGAAGCCCCAGAAGTTGTTAGTGAAAAGCCTACCAAGAAAGGTAAGGCTGTAGCTGCTCCAGTGACTGATACAGTTCCAGCAACCGATCCAGTTCCAGCAACAGTTCCAGAAGCTAAGAAGTCACGGAAGAAGAAGACTGATGAGGTTGTAGTTGCTCCAGTTGCTCCAGAACCTAAAAAATCTAAAAAGGGTGAAAAGGTTGAGAAGCCTGAGAAGGTTGAAAAGGTTGAAAAGGTTGAAAAGCCTGAGAAAGCTGAGAAAGTTGAAAAGCCTGAGAAAGTTGAAAAGCCTGAGAAAGTTGAAAAAGTTGAAAAGGTTGAAAAGGTTGAAAAGGTTGAAAAGGTTGAAAAGGTTGAAAAAGTTGAAAAGGTTGAAAAGGTTGAGAAAGCTAAAAAGGCAAAAAAGTAAATTATTAAAGTTTTATTATGACATTGCATACTAAGTTATGTTAGTTATTGTGGTGTATGGCAACACATACATATGATTATAATGTTTATTTATAATCATATATTTTTCATTTCATTTTCATATTAATCATTTTGTTTTTACATGTAATAGAGTAAATATTCTAACCAGAGTATATACATGGATAATATAATAATAAAATACAATAATGGTAAGTTCATATTTTACGATAAGAATGATATTGAATTAGAACATTTCTCACCATCTGACGTGATTAAATACATCAAAAATGAATTTCCAACAAATCCAGACACTGCTGCAATCAAAACATATGTCCTAACAAAAAATGGCATAGTTGAACATTCAAAGTTCACAGGAAATATAGATCTGTTGATGAAATTATACATTGGTATGCAATCCGAACCTGATGCTGAACATCCTGAAATACGTAACATATTATTTTTAATATTGGAGGAAATTATTAAACTTGCTCTCATTATCAGTAATCATATTAAAGAAGACCAAACAAAGAATGAACTTAAACTATCTGTTGTGCAATATAGTTCATTTGCTATCAGTAAAATGTTTCATATGATTCATAACAACAAAGAAGATGTAGAACAAATACAACACAACATTAAAATTTTGGAAACTACTAAAAAACAATTAATAGAAAAAATTAACACTCTTACCACATCCGTTAATACACAAAATGAACAAATTGGACATCTAACTGGTATTAAACAATCAGAAAATAATTGTTCATACGATGAGGCAGGTTCTGAATGTTCTCACATTGATTACCTAACAGAAGTCGCTCCATAGATGGCTACATTCAACTATAACACAACATTGTTCATATGATGAAGCGCTCCATGGATAGATACATTCAACTACAACATAACTAACATTCATGAATAATATCAACTAATATATATGGAAAAACAATATAAACCATCTCAACAATCTAAACCATCTCAACCATATCAACCATCTCAACAATCTAAACCATCTCAACAGGTTGATACAAATATAATTAATCAATTATTGATAACCCAACATTCAAATATTGATATGATTAACAACTGTAAAAGTATAGTTACAATATTAAACAAACTATGTGACACAATGACAAATGAATTAAATGCACATTTAACCATGGTTACACGTCTTGGAGAGTACAATGAGATATACAACAACATTGTAAAAAATTGTTTTCCTAATATCTAACATAATTTATTATAATGCTCACAATTGATAAATACAGTCAATACAAAAACTGGATGGTCAAATATCCCACAAACGAGGTTAAATTAAAATTTGGACACATTGATCCATCATGGAAACCAATGTTAAAAGAATTAAAACATTTGTTATGCGATGTAAATAAACAATTATCTGAATGTATGAAAGAATGGAGTGAAAAGGAAGTACCATTGGTTATGTTCCCATATCCAACATTGGTATTCAATGCATTCACACTCTCATCATTAGACGATCTAAGGGTTGTAATATTGGGACAAGATCCATATTTTGGGTATGAAACACACCAAGGTAAAATCATACCTCAGGCAATGGGATTATCCTTTTCAGTACCAGTGGGTATTGAAATACCATCATCATTAAGAAATGTATACTCAAATTTATTGAAATATAAACACATATCTAAAATGCCAACACATGGAAATTTAGAAGCATGGACACAACAAGGTTGTCTCCTGTTAAATACATCACTGACAGTCTTATGTGGTAGTGCTTATAAAAACTGTCATCAATACGTTTGGAGTGATTTCACAGATGGAGTTATTGAATACATATCCACAAAATGTAAACATATAGTTTTCATTTTATGGGGGTTGAATGCTTATGAAAAAATACAACTGATTGATAGAACCAATCATGTTGCAATCATATCATCTCATCCATCAGGATTGTCTGCAAATAGACCATTGCGACAATATCCACCCTTTGTCGAGTGTGATTGCTTTGGTGAAACTAATAAAATGCTTAAAAAATGGGATTATGATGCTATCAACTGGGAGGTTGAATAGGACGCCCTATGAATGGTAACACACTTAAAAAATTGATATACTAAATATATATAGTATAATGTTAAGTAATAAAGACAGCATGGAGACATCCACTAATTCAGCAGTTGCCTCGTCAATGAAGGGGGGTGCTAAGAAGGTGACAAGGGCATCAACAAGAAAACATGAGGTATCTGAAGATGCATCGTCGTTGTCATCATCAACCTCATCGACGTCATCGTCATCATCAGCAGGGTCATCCCAATCCTCCCAATCCTCTCAATCCTCTCAATCCTCTCCCTCCACAGAAGTAAATAATCTTACAACATCAGAAATATTCAATGTTGTTGATTTGTATTTCAATAAAAAGTATTACATATATCGACACTTGTATGATTCGTTTAATAAGTTTATCGATGAGGATGTTAAAAATATGTTGGAACATGGAAATAATACTTTTTATGAAGGATATGAAAATAACATTTATTACAAATACAGACTACACATTACTGATTTGAGAATTCAGAGTCCAATGTTAGAAAATGGTATCACTCCAATGTTCCCATCTGATGCACGACAAAACAATCATACATATTCAGCAAAACTTCTTGCAACTGTTACACAGTATCAGGATTCAACAAATCTCATTACTGATGAAGTGAATACAAAAATGATTGGAAAAACAGAACACAATGTTCCCATTGCTCTCATCCCATTGATGCTTAGATCCAAATGGTGCAACCTTACAATTCATCAAATAAATAAAAATGAATGTAAGTATGACCCTGGTGGATATTTTATCGTCAATGGTAATGAGAAAGTTGTCATATCACAAGACAGATTGGTTGAGAACAAACCTCAAGTTTTCAACAAAAAGGAATCTGGTATGGTAACAATTAGAGTTCAAGTAAATTCCAAATCATACACACCAAATGGTATGATGCAAGTATTAATAATTAGATTGAAATCCGATAACAATCTTCTTCTCAATGTGCATATATTCAAGGAAGTAAATATATTCGTCGTCATGAGGGCTCTTGGATTAGAAACAGATGGAAGCATTATTAATTGTATTGCATATGATGAATACGACAAAGAAATAATAGATTTTCTCATTAATAGTTTATCATTCTGCAAGGATGATAAGGATAGACCAATTCAAACACAAGAACAAGCAATTGATTACCTCATTACAAAAATAGCAATATTGAGAAAATATAGCGACTCTGATAAAATCACAAGAAATCAACAGAAGCGTATTCATCTAATGAGTTTATTAGCAAATGTCTTACTTCCACATGTTGAAGGTTCAATGCTTAAGAAAGCATATTTTATTGGTTACATGCTCAATAAGTTAGTGAATGTTCATCTTGGACGTTCAACTATAACAGACAGAGATTCGTATGTAAATAAACGAGTTGATCTACCAGGTGATCTAATCTTTGAATTGTTCAAACAAAGCTATAAAAAAATGCTTGGAGATTGTAAAAAATATTTTTCAAGTCATAACAAATCACATGAAAATCCAACAACCAATGTAATCAACAACATTAAACCAAATATCATCGAACAAGAAATCAAAAAAGCATTATCCGTTGGTCATTGGGTTAGAAGACAAGGAGTAGCACAGATACTACAACGGTTGTCTTATTCACAGATGATATTGTGTCTTAGACGTATTGATTCACCAAGTAACGATCAGGCAAGTGCAAAACTTACCAGTCCAAGACATCTACATCCATCATCAATTGGAATGTTGTGTTGTGTTCAGACACCAGAACATCACAGAGTTGGATTAACAAAACACATGTCAATAATTGCATCTGCAACAGTTATGTCAACTGGACAATATACTATTCTCAAAAATTTACTTAAATCCAGACTATTCTTGTTGGGTGAAGTCAATAATGTTGATATGAAAACATTGAGAAATGTATCACTCTATAAAATATTCCTAAATGGTGATTGGATGGGTGTAACCGATAAAATTAAAGACTTGCATGATGAACTTATGGAAATGAAGGATAGTGGCGAACTCGATCAGAAAAATGTATCAATTGTTATTGATCACCTGAGTAATGAAATGAGAATATATTGTGATAGTGGTAGATTGTATCGACCCCTCATCAAAGTAGTTGATAACATTGCTCAACTCGATAAAGAACATATAAAATCAATCTCACTCAATAAAACTGATTTCTTAACAAAAATTACAGATTGGGATGAGTTCATCCTTAAAAATCAAAATACAATTGAATACATTGATACAGAAATGCAACCATTTATTATGATTGCTCATAAGTTCTCACAATTGGAAGAAATGAGAACACGAATGGAAAGTTCAAAAAATATTCCTGTAACTTTTCCAAATGTGGATAACAGATACGATGGTTCATTCTTCCTTAGATATTCTCATTGTGAATTCCATCCATCCCTACTACTTGGAGAAATTATTACAGGTACTCCATTTTGTGACCACAATGCAGGTGCCAGAGATATCTTCCAGTATTGCCAAGGAAGACAAGCTATGGGTATCTATGCAACGAATTACAGAAATAGGACTGACAACAGTTTTATCCTCTATCATCCACAACGACCACTTGTATCAACACGTTCAAGTCAATACACAAATATGAATATGTTACCCTGTGGTGAAAATGCAATCGTTGCAATTGCTACATATACAGGATACAATCAAGAGGATAGTTTGGTTGTTAATAGAACATCAATCGAGAGAGGAAAATTCAGGGCAACCTATCTACGTAAATTTATTGTCTCCGCACAAAGAAACCAATCATCTTCCCAGGAAGATATTTTTATGAAACCTGATGGCGATCCATCCAAGGTTAAGAGTATTAAAAATGGTTCATATGACAAATTAAATGATCGCGGATATGTTCCTGAAGAAACAACCGTTGTGAATGGCGATGTATTAATTGGTAAGGTAACACCAATACCCGATGCAGATGTTGTTGGAAAAATGTACAGGGATAGTTCAGAAGTGTATAAATTCCATGCACCAGGTGTTGTCGATAGAGTTTATACAAATATTCATGATCCAAATGGTTATGAAATGAGAAAAATGTTAGTTCGTTCTGAAAGAACTCCTCTCATTGGGGATAAATATTGTTGCTACAGTTTTGACACAGAAGTACTCACAACTGATGGTTGGACACTATTTAGCAGACTAACAAAAAATCATAAAGTAGCATCACTTGTAAATGATACACTAACATATGTCCATCCAGTAGCTATCCAACGCTATCCACACAAAGGTAATATGTATTCGGTATCAACTGATGGTGTTGATTTACTTGTTACTCCAAATCATAACATGTGGGTTACATATGACAACAATGAGTATAAATTTGAACTTGCAGAAAATATTGCTGGAAAATGTGTAACTTACAAAAAGAATGTAGCCAACATAAACATATCACATGAAAACATAATCACAATAGGATATCCAGCCAAAATTAGTAATGATGTTTTCACTGCAATTGTTGATAATGCAACATTGCGATTTGACCTTAATAGTTGGTTGGAACTATTCGGCTTTTGGCTACAGAAAGGTTGTGTAATGTCTGAAAAAATAACTATGGCATATGGTAGCGATGAAGCCCCTGATAGAGTAAAACAATTATGCGATTTGTGTGATAAACTAAATCTACATTCGTGTGTAAATACATCATGTGCATTCGTTAGAAATATTATATCAATTCAAAATCAAACATTGGCTAAATACCTAAGTGCAAACTATGTTAATGGCAATAAAATATTCCCTGATTGGATATGGACATTAAATATGGAACAATGTAGAATAATTCTAAGTGGAATGGGACTGGAACATAATTCCTGGTACAATGTTAATACCGTAGATTATGCAAACAATTTACAGCGACTGTGTCTCCATTCTGGATATTCTGCAAACATCAACACAATGAATGGATATTATCACGTATCAATTGGACATTGTGAAGCCAGTGTTAATGTAAACTCATCCAATGATAGTTATGTACCCTATGCAAATATGGTGTACTGTTGCACTGTAAATAAAGATGGTGGTGTTATATATGTCCGTAGAAATGGAAAACCAGTGTGGTGTGGAAATTCTCGTATGGGACAAAAAGGTACTATTGGTATCTTGTTAAATGGTGAGGACATGCCATTCACTGAAGATGGTATCCAACCAGATATCATTGTTAATCCAAATGCTATTCCCTCGAGAATGACAATAGGTCAATTGTTAGAATGTCTCACTGGTAAGACAGCAGCAATTGAAGGTATGAGTGTCGATGGAACTCCATTTGAGGACTACGACATTGATGAAGTTAAACGTCAATTGAAAAAAGCAGGATTTGAAGAAAATGGTATGGAATATCTCTATAACGGTATGACAGGAGAACGTATTAAAAGTATGATATTTATAGGACCCACTTATTATCAACGTCTCAAACATCTTGTTGAAGATAAAATTCATTCACGTGCAAGAGGTACAAGAACTCTTCTTACCAGACAACCTCCCGAAGGACGTAGTCGTGACGGTGGTCTCCGTATTGGAGAAATGGAACGTGATGCATTGTGTGCTCACGGTCTATCAAAATTTATTAAAGAAAAATATCTGGATAATTCAGATATCTATGCTACATATGTGTGCAACATATGTGGATTGTTTGCTCAACGTTCAGTTAGAGATACATCAAAACCCTTTGCATCAACCGATGACATATATTTCTGTCCAGCTTGTAATAACTACACAGATGTATCAAAAATTATTATTCCCTATGCATTCAAATTACTCGTACAAGAGTTAATGTCAATGTGTATTGCCCCAAGAATTAGAGTTAAACGTCAATGAGGATGTAAAATGTTTATGTAGGATGTTTATGTAGGATGTTTATGTAAATAAAATTGGTTTGTTTATGATTTTTTAATGATTTGTTTATGATTTGTTTATGTTTATTTATGTTTATTTATGTTTGTTTGTACCTTTAACGTACTCATGATCATCCTCATCCCTTATCATCTGCAATGCGATATCCAATTGATGTTCCAGTAAGTGCACTATTTCTTATTATTCTAATAACTTGTCCTTTGTGTAGATACAGATATTTAGCAGCAGGATCTGTTATAAATATCTTATTCATTTTATGTTTTTTAACCTGATATGATTCTAAAAATTCTTCCGTCTCTGTCTTACTCAATATCTCATATTGAGGAGAACAAAAGTAATCTACCAAATTTATCATAAAGAAGTATTCAGAAAATACTTCGAAATTACAATCAGAATATACTTGTTCATTTATCTTTGTTGATACTTCCTCAACAACTAATATTTTGTGGTTTAGTTCATACTGTTTTGTAAAATCAGTAATCACAGATGATTTGTTTAATCCTGTTATCTTTTGGTCTGATAGTTTGACGATAACCACAGTATCATCAAACTTGTCATTGAGAGCAACATAAAACTCAACATCCCTTAGATGTACATCAAGTTTAATTCTGTATGTGACATCATCTATCTGTTCTATCTGATCAAGTGATTTTATCCATTTTCGGTATTTAATCATCTTCATTATATTCTCCAGTATGGTCGTACGTATGGTCTCAGCATCCTTGTGGATTGGAAGCAGTAGAGGGTTGATTGCCATTGATAATACATATACAATCTATAAAAAAATCATTTTTTATAACAAAATAACAACCCATATTCTATTAAAAAAGTGATTTTTGATGTTCCTATGTATCATATATTATATGGAACACATACAGTGTATAGTCAATGAATTAACCCAAAGTATACGTAATGTCATGTATTTTAGTCATAAACCTGATGATGTGGTGGTCTCCACCATGACCCTTACATGCAAATTTAATTGTATCTTTAATTGTAACAACATTGCAGCTAATGTGTCACTCGATAAAGAAGCAGTGGTGGGTGTTAAATACAGTCGTTCAAAAAGTTTCTCAATACACAGAACTCTTGTTCAACAGAAAAGTAGAAAAGTAATTCATCGTGGTTTTTATAATCAAGTATCAATGAGTATCTATGTAAATAACAAAGATACTCCAGTAAGTGTGAAATTATTTTCAAATGGTTCTGTCCAGATGACAGGATGTCACATAATTGAACATGCAAAACAAGCACTTTATAAAACTCTAACATCACTGTATGATATCACTATAACACATCCAGAAGTAGGTGTTATATCAATAGACACAAGTAGTAACTTTAATGACATCGTTGTCGTTAGTGGATTTAAAGTTGCCTTAATTAATTGTATGTTTAAAATGCCATTCGAAATTGATAGACCAAAGTTATTCAACCTATCATTGTTAAATAATTTCGTTTGTTATTTTGAACCCATGAAACATGCAGCTGTTAACATAAAATATAAATGTAACAACAAAAATGTAACTCTGTTTGTATTTGAAAAAGGAACTGTCATAATTACAAGTGTTGTCGATTTTAAAGAGGTCAAAAAAGCATACACATTTATTAATACATTTTTATTGTCAAACTACAATGCAATAAAAAAGATAATTACAATATAACTTTGCTACACAATGATGCTACATAAAAATGATGCTACATAAAAATGATGCTGCATAAAAATGATGCTACATAAAAATGATGCTACATAAAAATGATGCTACATAGAAATGATTATTTTCACTAATAAATCTAAGTATGGTAACAAACATTTCAAATCTAACAAACACCCCAACCCTAACAACCAATAACATCAATAATCTTGTTGATGAGTTTAGAACCAGACTGTGTAGAAATGATATTCATGCAAATCTATGTAATTCAACAAATGCATCCATGACAATTATATCCAAATTGAATTACACCATCGATATAAATGTTTTATTCGAGACAGTCAGTCGTATCAATGCAGCAGTTAATTTTGGAGTTATTCCAGATGTTCATGGAAATTACATTGGATACAATTACAACATTGGAGGTAATCAGATGACATTAATATTATGTATTGATGATACAAAAAATGTTCATGTCACTGTATCATCAAATGGAATTATTCAAATTATTAGTTGCACACAAATTACACATGCCGCAAATGCTTTACATAAAATATTAAATTTGTTCAAACTACATGATTTGTACAGAACAACCTATATATGTGACAACGTGGAGGAACCCATATTGTTTAAATACATTAAAGTCACAATTATAGAAAAAACAATCTCTTATTTTGATGCGTAAAGGTTATATTGACCAATATAACCCACCAATGTTTCTCACACTGACTTATACAATATATTATTCACATATGGATTTCCCTCCAATGTTTCTTTTACTAATTTAGCATCTTCTGCATCATTGTAATACACTTTATATTTTGAACAATGTGTCGATGTAGATTCCAATGTATCATTTGATGGTATTCCAATTGTTCCAGGATACATTTTTCTGCTTGTATGTGTTTTATCACTCAAATCATAGGACGGTCCCGTCACATCAATCGACGGTCCCAGATCACATCCAACTTGGGTAAATGTTCTTCCCTTAGATAGTGCTTCTCTTGCTGCATTTAGTTGTGCATTGTTTGCATCATTCCTTCCCCTGGATGCCATTCTTATACCTCTTGCTGGTGCAACGTCATCATAGTTGTGCATTTCTCTTTCTGTAACATCAGGGATATCGTTGTAGTTGATTGTCTTGTTTTTCTCAATGCAACTTTTCATTCCTCCAACATCAGAATAGTTGTACATGTTACGTGATGTGATATCGGGAACATCTTTGTAATCTATTGTTTTATTTTTCTCAACATAACTTTTCATTCCTCCAACATCTGAATAGTTATACATGTTACGTGATGTGATATCAGGAACATCAGATGGATTAAATGTAACATTTTTCTGCATGTTACCAGTCACTTGTCCTGCACGATCGTATGTGTTATGTATATCACGAAGAGTTATGTCCATTATATCATTTGGATTATATGTAACATTTTTCTGCATGTTGCCTGTTACTTGTCCGGCGCGATCATACGTGTTGTGTACTTCACGCAAAGTGGTATTTGTAACATCCGTTGGATTAAATGATGTGTTCTTATACATATTACCACTTACTTGTCCAGCACGGTCGTATGTGTTGTGAACCTCACGAAGTGTTGTATTTGTTGTGTCATTTGGATTAAATGATGTATTTTTATACATATTGCCACTCACCTGTCCTGCCCGATCATATGTGTTGTGTACATCACGAAGGGTTGTATTCATCACATCATCAGGATTAAATGCAGTGTTCTTCTGCATGTTGCCACTTATTTGTCCAGCACGGTCATATTTATTTATTATTGAACGTCCCGTCATTTGGGGAGTGTCACAGTAATTCACTGCCATGTGTAAAGTGGAATTACCAGCAGGACCCAAATAATCTTGTTTTGTACATCTCTGTGTTGTATGAGGTTGGTATGAACTTGTTTCTGGTCTTGCTTGCATTCCCTCAATAATTTGAATATTACGAGGCTCCGCCTGTGTAAAGTTTTGTCTTTTTGGTTGTGCATTCTTACCAATTGCTTGCCATGGTGCAGATTGTGATATTGCAAATGTTGCTCCACCAGATGATCTACCATTTGCAGTAACTCCTCTATTTTGTGTTGCAATGTTTTCAACCTCATATTTCTCACGTGTTCTCATTCCTCCAACATTAAAATAATTTGGATGTACATTCGTCATTGATTGTTCTACACATTTTGGTGGCTTGCGTTTTACTACCTTCCCTTGAATAGGTCTGTTGTTTGTTCTTTGTCCCATTACAACAGGCGTTGTGTATGATATTTTTGGTTTATTTTTTGGACGTAATTCATCAACTGTCTTTGGCATCACACGAAATGGATCGTGATAACCAAATGTTGCCTGCTCATTGTAATTAAGTCCAACACCTGGAGTTACACGAACAGGCTCAAATGGTTTCTCTCCTCTCCGTTCCTTTGATGGCATGTAACGAGACTCATAAAACTGTGACATGTTTGGCATTCCATAAATATCTGCAAATCCCAATACAGGACTAAATCTTGGGGCGGATTCTACTTTATGTTCATAATCTGCTTGTTTCACATCTCCAGTAAATAATTCTAATTTTCTCTGATTGATTTGATTTTCTTTGTATGTTTGGTCATATCCAATCTTACTTTTAACTTGTGGAACCATGTTGTTATGCGATAATTTATGTTCATCTCCCACTCCATATGTCATGGTTGTATCCCTGTCAAAATTAGAAAATCCTTCATTCAATGCCAACTTACATTCCGTCTCTGTTCGTTTTGCAGCTCCGTTATCACCTATTATTTCACCAACTGCATTGAATGGGGCTGGCTCACTTGCAGTGTCAAATTTCAATTGGTCAAATTGATTGTTGAATGTTTCTGGTTGATGTACTCGAGTTGAACCTACATTGCCTCCTTTGGTAACATTGGTAACACCATTACCATACCCCCCAACTCTACTCTCATATTTTCCATTGTTTGTTAGGTCATCACATCTATCTAACTCTGAACTTCTATTAATTCTTTGTGAATTTTCATAAGGCTCTGTTTCAGAAAATTGTGAATCCATATCACTTCCAGTTACATCTCCTGTATTGTTATTGTTGTAGTATTTTGGAATTACTCCTGTCAGTGATGGACTTTTACTTTGGGAAAACTTATTCATTGCTTTCTTCTTCATTTCCTTGTCTACTACATTAACAGAATTATCATTAAACATATTTGGTATAGCATTTGAGTTATTAGCGATTTTGTTACCCATTAAGTAACCAATCGCGGCTAACGTAACGATTAGCTCAGCCATTATATAATACAGTGCGATATTATACTAAATATTTGTAAGGCATAAAAATATTATAAATAGTCATAATATAATGAACTCAGGCTCAGCAGGTGGCTTTACCCATTTGAAAGATGATGAATGTGCATATAATAGACATGTCACCGATTCCACAGCACCTATGCTGTATAGACTATATGAGGGTGCATTTGAACATTGCCAGAAATGCAAATACGATAAATTTTGGCATCCATATGATCCAGAAATGGTTGATGTGGAATCTGAACTCAAAAATATAACACGTGCCAGTTCGAGATGTACTGAAAGGAAATACAATCCAAATTGTCAAATTGATGGAAAATGTATGAGTACATTTGATACAAATGCTCCAGTCATCTTCCCTCCTCATCTATGTCCAGTTGTGCAAACAAATATTGTTAAAATGACTGAACCAGGGTATGTTCTTCCAACTGGTCAAAGTTGTTAGAGTGGTTTGCATTATTCATAAAATCTTATCAAAATAAAATAATCCAAATTTTATTTTGTTTTATAGTAATATAACAATGCTTATTGGTTCTTCTTCGAGACTTCCATATGATGAATGCGCATACCCTGATAAACTGCAAGTCAGTACGGGACCTCTGTTGTATAAACTATCAACGGATCAAATTTATAATTGTGACAGTTGTCTATCTACATTCGGTCCTCGTTCATCTATCAGAGGAAATGATGTTAGTAAAACAATGAAAACAGGATACGCTCCATCCCAAGATTTGGTTGACCTCGAGTCAATCCTAACAAATCGTAATGTCCTCGAATCAAAATGTAAAACTGGTCGTACAAATCCTGTTAATGTAACTGAAATGCCGTTGCAACATGTCCCAAGTTGTGGTAAATTCTTGGATCCAGTTGTAAGCAGACTTACCCATCCAGCTGCTAATTATCGTGATGCATCTGTTAATAGATTTTATAATCTGCCAAAAGATCCCCAGGCTAATATCTTCTGGAATTTCTCTGTTAATACACGTCTCGAGGCTAAGGATAATTTTATTCCAGATGTTCCTCAACTTTGGGCAGATCCAACACAACCAACTGAGAAATGCTTTGGTTGCCAACCTCCTCAGCAACAAGCTACTATTCCTGTACGGTGGGGTCCTGGTCAAATGTGTAGTTACACTCCATCTAATACACCAATGGGTAAAACACCAATGGGTACTATTAAACATTAACCTATTGATCCCATGGTACATCTCTGCTACATGGTCTCGCTGTTTCTCTGTTCATATCTCTACTTGGATATCCTCTCTCCATTACAACATGATCTGGTATTTGCATGTCATCTGATATATATTGAAAATAATGTTCATGTGCACTTGGAAATCCAACGGATTTCTTTGATGAATCTTTAGGAACTCCAGAACGAAGGTAGTTGTCTATATCAATGTTTGGTGCATCAGCACGTGTATCTTCCATATCGTATGGTGTTATCATACGATTATCACGTTTGTTTATTCTGTCAGATTGTTCTATGATTTTATTTAAATTTTCATCATCAACTGCCTCAATTTCGTTCCATGGTTGATAACCCCTATAATTTGTTATCTTAACTGGATTTTCATATGAATACATTGTCGGTTGCTGTACTTCATGTGGATTACAGAAACGCTGTTTGTTTGCATTCATATCATTTTCTCGCTTTTTTTTCAGATTATCAAATCTTTTATCATACTGAAATGATGACGATGGAAATTTACTTCCTGATACATTAACCATATCACTAAAGTTAAACATATTGTCATCCGATGGATTGTATTCTTTCATACAATATCTATCTCCACTATTCACTTGTGATTTTACCTTGTTGTAGTACTCTGGCATCTTCGAACCTAATTGGTTCCATTCTATATCCGCATACGACATATTATATACCACTATAAATATTCGTATCATTTCACACATTTGCGCAAATTATTTATGTTGTATTTTGTATTAACATTGTATAATGCAAGAAGAACTACTAAACGAAGTATGTAGAACACGTAATATATACACAACTGAAAGCTTAGCATGGAAATTATTAATGGATGATTCAGAAATACAAACATGTCTTCAAACATTAGTTGATAGTCAATATCCTGATAGCGATCCGTGCACATTCACATTTGAAATATTATTAACTGTCTTCTTGGAAATGATTGTTAATACATTGAAAATTGAGGCAATGAATAATAATGAAAAATTTGTATTTAAATGTGATGCAGCAAATTTAGATAACATATTACCCATGCTAAAAAAGAAATTCTTATCCATTCAGTATTATTTGTTTGTTCATCCAACAGATATCAACGATAATAACAATCTCCATATCAATTTATTAACAAAATCAAGCTACTGTCGTGTTATTTTCAGAAATAATGAAAATGACACAAGATATTTTAAAGTATATGGTAGTAATGTAGATATTAATAAGCCCTATCATATGATACTCAATAGATCATATGAAAAAACTACTAATATTTCAAATGTGTATGCAGTCTGCTTTATTAAAGATAAAATGTATAAAATATTATTTAATCGTATGTAATCGTATATGATAGTATGTAATCGTATATGATAGTATGTAATCGTATATGATAGTATGTAATCTCCTACATTGCTCCAATAAGAATAAATGTATTTATCTTTACAAGTCTAAAATAATAAACATATGGACTTTGAACAAAGAATTTCTTACCACCCTTCTTTTGGTGTGGATCATTCTTATCATAATTATCAATATCAATAATTATGTTCTGAACTATGTCATGCATAGATACACCCTGAGAAAACATTGATGGTACATTACATGTTGTAAATACTCCTGTCAATCCCATTTTTCTCAGTATGTTTGTAATTCTACATTTAAAATTTATTTTAATTGATGGAACATATACCTCATCAAAATATGTTGGCTTCAATCCCTTTATTGCCTTCTTAATTTTAACACAATCAAAAGCAAGTGTGTTTATTCCTCCATTTCCTCCATTTCCTCCATTTCCTCCACCCCCTATATTCTTAACAAGTCCAAATGCTAATATATCATCTGTGCTATTAACTTCAAACAGTTCAATTGCATCATCAACATAATAATTGTATTTTTTACAATATCCTGCCATGTATTTCTTATCATTAAATTTAACAACTGTGTCAAATTGATTGTTCCATCGTGGCTTAATAACCATCAGATTAACAAGCATCATCTGCAAATCCATAAGATGCTCTGGAATAACTGTTTTCTTAATATCATATACCATCAATTTCTTAATGTATGCATTTAACCTATCTGCTTCATCCAGAGGATCTCTAATATTCACTGGAAATATAATACATTTGTCATTCTTAAATGATTTATTAACAGGTACATCATTTCCCACAACAATCATATTTTTTGAATTAACCATTGACTTCATCTCATTTATAGTCTTATTAATATCTTCAGCACATTTAATAAGAGTTTCCCTATCTGGGAAATGAAAAAAATCTTTCAACTCTATTTGTGTTGCACCTGTTGATTGTGAATACAATAATGAAAACATATTGTACAAATTAAATATGTTGAACACAAATGGACAGTTGCAATTTTTCATATGTGAAAATATTTCTGAACCCAATATCTCCACATTCTTCGCATAGTTATATACTGGATCAATATCAACACTCATCTTTGACATACTCATGTCAATATCTGCAAACTCAAATGAACGACTTTCCATTCCTTGTGACATATCAATCTTATCCTCAAATTTAAAATTATCCAGTGATTCATGTCTGTTGGAATCATGTAATGGTTTCTTTACACTATATGACGCCCTAACTGGCATCCCTCTTGCATAATATTCATCATTCGTTTGTGGTGTTTGAACTCCATCTCTCGTATTCACATTAAACATTCCATCACGTTCCATATTAATTGCCTCAATCATGATATTATAAGTAAATCTTATAAAATATAATAGTTTAACACAACATCATTATACATTTTGTTTTTCAATCGAACCATGTCGTGTATATTCGTAACATGCCTTCTGGTCTGCCTTACATGATGGTGCACCACCATATAACCACTTGGATAATCCAATGGAATCAGGGGGATTTACAGGTTGGGGAACTGTATAAAACTGTCGTTGATTGTTCTTTCTCTCAAACAAATCACTCGTGTCTCTAAATAAGTCTGCATTAAACATATCCATTGATTTATCCTTTATTTTATCATCATCAGCATTACATGCCTGTGGTGGTTCATCAAGCATTGTATCATTGAGTGATAAATTCATAAATGGATTATCACTCGTTGGCTGTCTACACATTGTTTCTATATATGACACATCATTATTAAAATGAATTTTTTTAGTTTGCTTCTTGTTATCTACATTTGTCATATTCTCATCACGTGACATCACAATGTATATGATAATCGTTAATATAATACCTCCAACTGGAATGCGATACCACTTCTTGTCTTGCTTTGTTAGAAATATCAATATCGACAAATATATGCAAAAACGTGTAATCGCATTCAACCTCTCCTCAAATGACATGTAGCCTCTGGGAAAAAATAACAAATAATTTCCATTCGTAAATAAAACACTTGGATTATTTACCCAAAATATATTCGTGTCTTGCATATTATATAAAATACATTCATATTTTATTCATTCACATAAATAATTATTACATCAATTGTTACATTGCCCATTGTTACATCACCCATTGTTACATCACCCATTGTTACATCACCCATTGTTACATTCATCAATGCATTCATCAATCGTTACATTCATCATTCGTTACATTCATCATTCGTTACATCATTGCATTCATCATCACATACATCATTACTTCTTCCATCATTACTTCTCACATCATTATCTCCCGTGCTTCCCACATTACCTCCTTCTTCCCACAGTTTTCTGTTTCGTATATCCTCAATAAATTCCATTTGATATTGTTCCCATTTTGATATGAGAAGTTGTAATTTAATTGCATCCGTTGTAGAATCAGATGGTATTCCTCCATTATCTCTATCATGGATGTAATACTTCTCTATCTCTGTAAATAGTTGTGCAACTAAATATTCTTCAACAACATAATTCCTCGAACAAATAATATGTTTCACATCGTATATATGATACACATATGGATATTCACATAGTTTTTCATCAAACAACCCAAATTTGTTTATATCATCATCTAAAACAGTGTACAAAAGAAAAGTTACATTTGGAAAAATCTTTGCCTTCTCTTTTATAAATTTCTTAAACATTCTTGTAATTAAATTATTTGTTCTCTCTCTAACAAGACATAACATCACATGCCGCTTGTTACTGTTCTTAAGTAGAAAAATTAAATCTTCTCTTTGGGTAACACACCAAATATTAGATGCCATATATAGAGATGGGTTATATTTGTAAATGTGATGTTGTCGCATTTGCAAATGTTAAATAGTAAAAAATAGTATCACCTGATCACCCACCCTTAAAAATGTATAAATTTGTTACTTTTATTACTCTCGTAATAATCGTCCCTTCTGAACAGTTCACAAATCTACATCATTCCTTTTTATAGTGTACGGATGGAATACACTCTCCTTCCCTATCCACCCATTAGGTGGATTGTATGTCCAAGTGGCACAATTCCCTTACAATATATGTTTCTACTTCCTCCTATATCTCTATTGTATCTACATTGTGTACATATTTTTTCTCTTTTAATGTAGTTATCACTTAATGTTCCACATTTTATACAAGAAAGTGATGTATAGTGTTCATCTACCATATACACTTTTG